GCTAAAAAAGCACTTCCACCACCGGCCTTACTTCCGGATTCAACACCAACGGATCGCAATATATGCTGGCGTTGCGCCTCGGCTTCTTTCTGATTAATAGAGTATCGCTTCCAACCACCTGAAGCCCAATCATCAAATTCAACATCTTTTATTCGGGATGTGCCACGGGCACCAGACTTGCGCCATTCATCAAACTTACTCTTCGCCGAAGCAGCCTGCTCCCGCGAAATCTTTATACCGTCTTTTCCGAGTTCCTTCTGGGCACGTACCGCACGCTGAATATGATCAGCAACTTCCTTTGAACTCCGGATGGAGCCAGCCATGGATCCGCCCTGACCAACAGCATCCAGTACCTGCTCCAGAGAATCGGCAGCCTTGGTGGCATCTTTCAATGCATCCGCTGCCGCCTTGAAGTCTACGCCAGCAAGATTTTTACCTCCAGACGCTGCACTATTAAGCATTCCGGACAGATTCTTCGCACCAACTTCAAGGGCGGCAAGGTCAGCCTTGGCAGAATGGACATTTATCCCGACGTTTCCACTTGAAAGCGTTTTGTTGATCTTCTCGGCGGTCGCCTGAACCTTTAATAGCTCGCCATTTACTGCCGAAACATCGGCTGATACGGAAATTTTAGGCCCGGTCATTTATCACATCCTCCCACTCATCTTCACTGGAAGCCGCCAGTATGGAATCAAGATCGAAATCATCATCCTCGTATTCTTCCTCGCTTGCAGGTGCATCCGCATAGTGATGTGCCCAATATTCAGCTTCGACCTCTTCAGGTGTAAGATCCAGAAAGCGAGGGTCTAACGGTGAAAGAGAATATTGCCGCCTGAACCAGAAAGAATATGAATCACTGAGTTCCTTCCCCCGTAGCTTCGCTGCTTTTGGTGGCACCCTTTTTAAAGGAGTCCTCCTTTTCTTTCAGCTGCGAAAATAAATCAAATATCTTATCGTCAACATTATCTGGTAGCGTCAGATCAAGATCGGTCAAGTCCTCCCACCCGTCTGGGCATGATACACAAAGAACTTCGTGCGTGGCGACAAAGGAGCCATATAGGTTCATCGTTTCATCGGCACCATGACCCTCAACAACAGTCAGATACTTTGACCTAATTTTTATACGATCACCATACGTCCGGCGGCCATATCTAAACTTGCCAACATCAGGCAAATCAATAAAAAAGTCAGTATCTTTCTCTGGTCTCATCGTCGCTCCTTTTCGTATTCATCGGCACAGGCCGGCCCGCAAAAAGATTTAGGACGGGCAATGGTCGCCTCGCAATAATAACACAGCCCGGTAAATGGCCTTGTTGCTATCGTGCGCCCAAGAACAGCTTTGATAGACCGCTCAAGCGCAGCTTCGGTGGATGCTGCAGCTTGATCAATCGGGTCTGAATATCTACCCGTCATATATCAAAGGAGTGGCCGCAAACTGCGACCACCCTCCAATGATTTCACCAACACTGTATTAAACACCAAAACCAACCACATCCAATGCGTTGAATTGAGCGTTTGACACGATAATTGCATGCTTGGTGATTTCCACATCCCCGGACGCATAAGAGCAACCGATATATTTACGCAACTCAGAACTATCGTCTTTGGAACGAACAACAATGTCGAAGACGTTACCTGACAGAGCATCATCACCGTTTTCAAACGAAATCAAAGCTTCACGCATCGACGCAACATTCAAGACCATGTTGGATACAGCAATGGAATGCCGAGCCATGGTCGGAACATATTCTTGAGCATGAATGTCACCAATACCTGATGCCGGTTCCGGAGAATAGTCATCGTTCGCTCGGACAGATTGTACCAAGCCAATCTCCGTACCATCAAACAGAACGGTTACTCGATTGCCTGACCGGACTTTCAAATTTGTTTTTGCCATATCCTTCCTCCTGCTGAGTTGTATTGCCGATGTACGATGTAGTCACGACCGACCACAGTAAACAAAGAAAGGCTCCCGAAGGAGCCCTTCCAGACGGAACGACCGTGCTATGCAGTTGCAGATCCAGAGTATGGAACAGCATGGATTACCACAGGGATATAGTTCACAGGGATAACCGGAGAAGCTTGGAACTCAACACGGAGAACATCACCCTCGATTGACGCTGTAATACCCTTATAGGCCGGATTGATCTTATCGCCAACAATCACACCGGGACCCATAGGCTCAGGGCGTGCCAACTCACGTAAGGTTGAATCCACCCGACTGACTGCCTCAGACAGCAATGCCGGAGAACCCTTCTTGCCACGCAAATTATCCAGAATATTGCGGACATTACGTGAGATGAAGTCACAAGCTACACCAACGGATACTTCAACTCGATTGTAGTTCGAGTTAACCAGCCAAGTCGTGATTGATTTGACCACCTTGAAGCCTTTCGCGGTATCCTCAATGCACAGAACCCCACCAAGAATCAGTTGGTCAGTATCAGTTGGATTACGCAGTACCCGTTCAATACCTCTGATTTTCAGGGTTTTGTTCGTGAGTGCAGTACCCGGATTTACACCACAGAACGCTCCAGCAAGCAGAGCGGCCATGATATACGCCGGGTAAAGCGTCAACTTGCCGGCATCGTTATAATCATACAGCCCCAAATGAGTGTATGAAGTGCGATCACTGCCAAGCATCTTGGATGCAGCAATAGCTTCCAGATCAGTGACATTATTCGCACCACCCACAATGCAACGTCGCTCCATACGGGCAATATTGGTCATGTACGTGCAATGCGTGTCTGTCATGGCATGGATAGATGCCGCCGCAGATACCGGCACCACAAACTGAACATCAATGGTTTGCAAGACATCAAAAGCCGCCTGCCACTCAGCATTGGTTACAACCCCGTTCGATCCGCCAGACAGGTAGGTGAATGGGAGATTGGCAGGAAGTGTGCCTGCGCCCGGAGTGCGCGTTGCAGTCACGAAACCTTCACCCAAACCATTGAACCAATCCACGATTGCTTCAAGATCCCCGGTTGCAGTCACCAGCGCAGTTTTAACATCCTGACCGGATACTGCATCCAGACCGTTCAATGCTGGTTTTGTGATGTTGCCGTCAAGAACAGCTGCGCTGAACCCAGCAGTTGCATTGATCCGATCCACCAGCTGACCAATCGCAGGAAAGCTGTTCAGATCAATTGTGGTTACAGTTGCGCCAGCAGTCAAAGTCACAACAGTCCCGGCAACGTCCATAGTCGCGGTCGCGGCAGCACCAGTGTACTGGATCGAAAAACAGTTACGGCCAACATTGTCTTGGCTGTAATAAGAATTTCCTTGCTGCGAGGTGAGTTTCTTACCGGATACAGAACCAGCTTCTATCTTCACCTTAATATCGTTTGCTTTCTGGCCATACATTTCAGACGCTAAAGAAATAACGGAAGTGGATGCGCTATCCAGAAGCGTAAGAGCAGACTGAATCGCTGGGTTTGTTCGCACAAAAACAATCTCAGACGGGCCAAAGACCTCGCTGGAAGGATCAAACGCCTTCTCGATTGCTTTCAGGCTTTCACCGCCAATCAAGACATCGCGTGCCTGTTGTGCGGAGCCAAACCGAAGTGCCGTAGCTGGCTTTCCGCCTTCAGAAGCACCCACGATAGCAAGCACATTCCCTACGTTAAGATTACGATTATACATCGCAGTATCATCAACAACCGACATGGTTGCCGGTGTCACATAAAGTCGTCCATTAAAAAATAATGACATTATCTATTCCCCCTTAAACTGGCGTATTTACGAAAGCAGTGAAGCGTTCGGTAAATTTAGATGCCAAATCTTTTACCCGTCCCGCTGCTCGTTCTGTTGCATGAAATGCACCGATCATCTCGACGCGGCTGTCAGTTGATGAAAGCTGTGCGCAGAATTCATCAAGGGACAACGGAAACTCACTATCGGTTCCACCCTTTGCTGGTATTACTTTTGCCATATCACTTCACCTCTCAAATAATTAATGTGCTTTCGACACTGGAAATCGGTGCGCCCACCGAATCCAGAGCCGTTGGAGCATAGCAACTAAAATTACACGTTACCATGAACACTGGTGCATTATACGACTGAAAGTCCTCACTATCAGAAAAAGACATATCAATCTGCGTCATTCCTTCATTGTCAAAGACCGGGAGATTGCCCTCCATTACGGCCTTCATTGCGTTGCGGAGGTTAATGCGCCCGTCCGCATTTAAACTCCACCCAACAATTGTAAGTTGATACCGGGATAGCCAACCGTCAACAGAATGAACATTACCATCTGCATCGGTGAAAGAGTCCATTACGTCGCCAATAAACCTCTGGTCTGAGCCATCCGATGCGAGATGGACTGTAACAATTGGAAGCGGCGCATCTTCAATGAATGGGGAGGCTGTAAAAACAGGGATGAAACCAGAATCATTATTTAACGCCCCGGACGCGACATACGGCTGCAAGCCAAGTTCAAGCCTGTCACGAACTATTGTCAGCGGATCAGAAGACACATCAATCAGTGAGGCCGAGGGTGTCGCGGACACAGTAACGGATGGATACCAAACACCATTAATGAGAGAAAACAACCTATAGTACACCGGCACGCCATTGGCCAAAGAAATCGTGTCAATTACGCTATTTTCAGGTAGCCCATCATAGATCGATACAGCATTTGGATCATCAAAACCAGAGAATAAATCAACTGAATTCCGCAGCAACACAATGCGCGTTGCCGATGCCAAGACCTGTAAAATTAACACCAAGCCATTTCCAACCGGAAGTTTTGTGATCATAGAAATCATGCCTGCATTGTTTTGTCACGACCAACAAACGCGCATAGCAATATCTTTTTACCCTTTCAGAGCTCCCATGGTTACAGCTTTTCCAACTACGTCTTCCAGCACGTTCTGCAATCCATCAGATACACCCTTGGCCAATAACAATCCCGGCTTGGCCGGTATAATCCATCCGGTAGACCACTCACCCATGATACGGAACGTCATATAGCTGCTCGACTTTCCACCACCGGTATCGAAACGAACCATGCCGGCATAAGGATCTGCTTTATGATGTGTTTGAAGCTTCGGTGCCGTACCGGCAGGTAAACGGTCACCCCATGAATACGATTGCTGTGCAACAACCGAACCTGTCGCAGATAGCCGGGTTGGAGGGTTTATTGAACCGGGCTCCAGAACATGGGATGCAGACAACTTCTTGGCCATGGCATAGACACCAGCTGGCATCTGGTGTGCCAAAGCACCCTCACCAGACGGTGTTGGGACATTATGACGGAACGGGATAATGAGATAGCGCAATCCAGTATGGGCACCGTGCTTCACCACCCTCGCCTTCTTGGATGTCTGAAGCGACCGCTTTTGGTCACGCGCTGGCCGGCCTGTCTCTATCTTGTTGGCAAAATCATAACTGGATGATATTTCAGCGGTGAGTGCGTTCACCATAGTCCACGAAATCGACTCTACATACGCATCCTTCTCCACCTGCCAAAGGTGTGCCTTATAGACGGAATCCTTCCAGCGCGTTGATCCTTCTTCCGCAACAGCACGAACAGCCTGACCAACCATCGGGAAGATGGCATTTGCAATGGCTGAATTGGCACCAAGAAGTTGGCTGAGATCAATCGATAATTTATAGCTTGCCAAAACTACCTCCCAAACAGGTCGAATCGCCTCAAAACTATGCGTCTCGGCAGCTTCTCGCCGAACTGATGGGCACGATCAACCGGCACAGCCAAATAACAGTAATATTCCGGGAACCTTCGCCCAGACACGGAATACGTTAAACCGTTCGGCGGTGCGTTGGTGGCGAAGGTCAATGAACCGTCTGCATTCTCTGTCGGTATGGATCCATCAACAATCGTCTTCGTAGCATCCAGCCAGAAAACCCTATCAATCTGACTGGCTGTAAAATTCAATTTATCATTCAGACCACTGATTAGATTTAAGGAAAAAGGCTCTGACTTGTCCTTCATTGTGATTCGGTCATATTCGCCGCAATCGTAAACAGCCTGATCGGATGGCAACGACAGAAGCATATCGCCAGTATCCAATTGGCCATAGTCGGTAATCTTGCGCAATGCGTCACGGTTCCCAACAACCGCATGCGAGGCCACTGGAGCGAGCCAAAGCCGCCCACGGCCATTACATGTTGCACACTGAGTATCAGCCTGCCCGGAGCGAGGGTTTACGCAAGGGCACGCGTATGACCGCCGCCATGATATGTTCTGTCCCACCGCTGAGAATAGACCATTAAACTTCGCTGAATTCAGTAGCATTACATGAAACCAAAGATCGGGCCTAATAGCCGCTGTTTCACTGTTTCCAGATCATCGCGAACGTCCGCTTTCATCTTTCCAATGTCCACGCTTTTCGACTGAGAAACGCCATCAACCGATATTGACTCAGACTGTGGTACGAAGGCATTCTGAAGGGTAGAAAGAGCAGCCATCTTCATAATCAAATTCAAAACATCCGCGTTCTTATTATCAAGCAAAAGTATCCCGGCGGTATAACGAACCCTGATCATGTCCGGGATCGTGTTGCCAGATGAAAGTGCCTGAGCCATAAATATTGATAATGGCGCATTAAGCGTCCCTGCGCCCGGAACGATCTTAATGTTCCCATACTTCTTATCAAGGCGCACCCAGCTAATTGGAATATCAAATACCGTAGACGAGAACGACGGGTAAATTAATTTTATGGAACTCACGGAGATCACCGGGCGAACCCGCAGAGACAGTGTTCCAAATCCATGCGAAGGTGAAAAGAAGTCGGTCTTCATATCATAGCCGGGCTCAACTTCATAAGGTGTTGTACCCAGAAGTGACCGTTCAGCCGCAGTTGGTTCGTCTGAAAATATTTCTGTTGGCTCGACCGGGACGCTGGTGCTTCGGACAAAAGCAGCCTCTGACGAAGTAAGCTGAGTAACAAGGAAATCATCGTCTGGAAGCTTCCCAGAAAAATGTGTATTAGCGATACCAGTCACCCAATCTCGCTTGAAAATCGTCAGTATATCGATGTTGTTAAACAAAACACTCATAGGAAAACCTCTACCGTTGACATGATAGAGTCACGACTGAAAAAAACGCCCGGCATGAACCGGGCGAATCCACTTTTACTCACTTGCCTTTTTAGCAGCGGCTTTTTTAGCAGCGGCTTGTTTTTGCAACAGGCTCTGCAACAGGTGCAACAGGCTCTGCAACAGGCTCTGCAACAGGCTCTGCAACAGGTGCAACAGGCTCTGCAACAGGCTCTGCAACAGGTGCAACAGGCTCTGCTGTGTTGCCAGCTGGAGCATCAGCCAAAATACTATATCCATCAATCTTACAAAAGTGTTCAGCAACATCGTCAGAAACAGAATCAACAGAAACCATATCTGTACCATGAGGCTCAAACTCAACTCCATTTATAATGTTTGAAGCGTTTGGTGTTGTGCAAATAATACGTGGCATTTAACTCTCCTATGCTGCCATTAAGCCACCGGAAATCAGGGCGGCGATTATAGCGTCAGTTTTTGATTCGACTGCAAGTAGCCGAGCCTCAGCTTCACCACGAAGGGTGGCTACATCAATACCGGTCATTGTAACAGGCACACCAATAGGTGCAATGTTTGCTGCCTGAGCGTCGATTGCGTTAGCAATTTCAGCCCCAACGGCGATACTGGTAGTTGCTGTTTTTAAGCGACGGCGTGCGTCATTGGATAAAGCCATGATATTTCTCCTTGTATATTTAATTGGTCAGGGAATCCCTGTTCAACAAAAAGCGAGGGGCACAATGACCCCTCACTTATATTACCAGCCTGTCGTGGTTATTAACCGAACGGTTTCCACAGTGCGCCTGTGGGAACAATGTTCTTCACAACAACGTGATGTTTGCGTTTGCCGATTCGCAGATAACCAAACAGCAACTGTGCCCATGGAACAACCGCTGATACGGTTGGGTACAGAGGGAACTTGGTCATAGGTAGCAACTGCCGCCAATTAATAGCATTGCAACCGCCAGCCATATTCAGGATGAACGCCTTACACGTACCCGGAATATCTTCGTTAATGTCGGTATACACAGTGGTTGCACCCGCAACAGGAATACGCGCCATCACACGGAGATCAGCCAGAGCGTTTGTACCGTTCTTGCGTCCGCGATAGATTACATAACCTGTTTCAGTAGCTGGTGCCGAGCGTGCAATGGTAATATCAACACCATCACCAGCGGTGATTGCGACCTGTGCCGACACGACTGCGGTCGATTGACCTTCGGCGTTCACACCAGCAACAGCATAGAAGTAGTTGCCAGCATGTGTAGCCCCGAACTTACTGCCAGTGTTTGACGCTGGTGCAGCCGGAGTGACGGAAGCAGGAACAAAGGCGTTGGCAGCAGCTACGGCTGGATAATCCAGCTGGAATGGCCTCTGCTGACGTTCGTCACGAATGAACACATCAGAAATGGTTTTAATATCACCCCATGACGTGCTAATGCCTTTAACCGGGGCACCCAGCATCAGATCCTGTGAATTGCCGCTCAAGCTGACACGGAAAGCAGGATCAAGATTGGTATTGAAGTCTGACTGGTTCAACTGAGACATGAACAAGTGGGTTGGAGTACCAAAGTTTCCGAAACCGGAAATTACAGAGGCTGCCTGATCAACCAGATCAATACTGTTCAGGGACGAGCCTGCAGCATCGATCACATGGTCGGTAGAACCAAGGGACGAAATCTGCTGATTGATGCCATCAAACTCGGTTGGAACAACTGAGGAATCACCCTCAAAGCACAGGAATTCCGCATCAGTAAGCAGTTGCAGGGCACCATTCTGGGCTTCAACAGCCTCAGCTTCGATGATTGAGTTCTGGAGAGTCGAAACGAACGAAACCTCGCGACGAGTCATGAGATACTTAACCATCCCGGTGCGGCGGTCATACTGCCCGGTAGAGCCGGCGATATTGCCGGTTTCAGAGTTGGTGGATCCACCAAGGAACCCGCCCACACCAGACTGTTCAGTCCATTCGTCAACGGTGGCCGTTGCGTTGCTCTTCGCCAGTTCATTAAACAAGGCAAAGTGCTTGTTTTCCTGAATGGTTGAAAGCATGGTTTTTTCCAGAGACTGGATGCGTAAAGCACCACCACCCGTAAGTGTGGAAACGTCAGTACCGTATCCGGCTTCAAGAGCCTTCTTCAGTTCTGCGACATCCCCTGTCCCCATCTCGCCGGACATTGTCTGGCCGGTTGCGATATTTGGTAACATTGCTGGATTCATCTTTTCAATCCCCCTTTTAGTTTAATACTTTTTGTACGAGTTCGGCTGGCACTGCCAGACCTTTCGACAGGTAGCCTTCTGCAAGAGATACCTGATGCGCTGTGATATGCCCAGCCTTCTGTGCTGATAGAGCCTTGGTCATAAACGCTTCACCTGACATGCCAGCTGGCTCGTCAGACTTGTGCATCTCGGCCTCCGACTTTTCCGCAATCGAAACCACAGCCTTGCGACCACGACCGGAAGACGCAATTGAATCAACGCGAGCCGTCAACGCGTCGATCACACCGCCCTGATGCTTAATCAGGTCAACTGCGGTACCAAGAGCCTTGGCCATCGTCTCGCTCTGAGTTTCAAGCTTCAAAGACAATGCCTTAACCATTTCAGTGCCATCAACAGCTTCTACTGTCTCGCCGTTTTCCAGCGTGAAGCTGAAGGATTTACCTAGCTCTTCATCTTCAGTGTCATCATCGATATTTTCAATATCATCTTCAGCAGCACCAGCATCTTCCGTCTGTTGTGCAGCCGCTTCAATATTTTCATCATCATCATCTTTTTTCGGTTCACCCACAGCAGCAACATCAGCAGCCGGGGCGGACTTCAAAAGTTGGTTGGAGTGGAGTTTTTCCAGATCCACCAATAGTTCATCAAATTTACTCATGACCTCTCCTTCAAGCCTCTTTTTAAGTCACCAAGGAATCGTTGTACACTTCGAGCCGCAGCATCTGCCGAAAGCCCGAAACATTCCATTGCAACCTTTTGTAATTCAGCAGGCTTGCCGCCGCTGACCTCGCCATTGCGGATCATACCCGCCAAGCGATCTCTGAAATCCCAATATGACAATACTCCGCCAGCAAGGGATTGTGTTCTCAATGCTCCACCACCAGAAAGCGTGGCAGAGTCAGTTCCATAACCGGCCTCAAGTGCCTTAATCATGTCAAATCCACCGTCACCAAATGACTTTGCAAGCGCACCAAACGGAACCGTTGATACCGTGGCCAAGCTGGGGTTTACAGGTGTTTTGGAAAAACCAATATTCGTCCAACGAACCTTATTGATTAAAGCCTTCTTACATTTGCTCTTGGGATCAATAACTATGGACTTATTTACAACGGCACCACCAACCGATGGAAACCAACGCGCCGGGGGAGTCAACTCAGTAACGCTTGACCAAAATGAATTGGCTCGCTCTGCTGAGGATCCACTACCGGAATAAACCTGACCTTTTACGAATGTGTGCCCATCGCGGACGCGAACATCAATCGGTCGTCCAATCTCGAACAATTCATAGTTTGGAATACCAGACCGCGCTCCGATCTGGGTATAATGATCTAAATCAAGGTTGCCAAATTTAAGATAATATGCCGCCGAATCTTCGAGAGCCTTTGACAGTATCACTTCGCCCTGCTGATCCAGAGACTCATTGGAAGCCTCAATATAAATAAAACGCTCGCCACCCTCCATCACTGGAGAAGCCTTTAACATTTGCGAAATGCTTAGATACTCAGGAACGGCCTCAAGCAGCCGCATGTCTTCCGCTGTAGAAAAGTCTTGATTCATGCCTGCATTGTCTTGTCACGACCTACCAAACAGCAAAAGAATCAATCGAACGAAATTGCATAACTTGACCTATCACTACCTTTCCGGTAGCATCAACCCATGCGGGAAACCACACAAAAAAGGCCGATGGAGGAACTATGCCAGTAACATACGAATGGAAAGCAGAGAAAGTTGATGAACATGAAGACATAGTAGATATGAGCTTTGCAAAAAAGCTTGCGAATCTCGATATGGAAATCAATCAAGTATTCGCAGTAAAGGTGAACGTATGCCTTGTCCGGGATGAACATGATCTGGATGGAATGCTGCTGGACAGGTCACACGGATACATCAATGGCGGCAAGATGGCAGAAACATTCGACGAAGGTGGTTCGGTACCACTCAGGTTTAGGGCGGAAGCCGGGCGGTTCATTAAAAAGCAGGCAGAGCGCAATGCAGGGTAATGGATGGATATACACTGATGGCGGACGGGCTGCAGCTGGCAGGAAAGGTCTGGCTGGAGATTGCGCCGTCCGTGCCTTGGCAATTATAGAAAATATTGCGTACTCGGAAGCATACAGACTATGCTATAAAAAAGGATTCCGGGCAGTCAAGGGTATGAGCGCACCAAAATTCAATAATCTGCTCGTAGAGATGGGATACCAATGGCAAGCCACCCAAGCTAAGAAATCAGAGCCGAGGTTGAAGCTTCACGAAATAACAGGAACTGGAGTTGCCAGAGTAAGTAGGCACTTCGTTGCAATCATTAATGGATACATTTTCGACAACCATGATAGCAGAAGATTGCCAAAAGGAAGGTGTGTCTATGGGGTATGGCGCAAACCAGAGGGGAGGCTAAATGAAGATCAGGCGAACAGCTAAATGGCATAAAAGAATTACGTTAAAACAACTCAAGCATATCAAAGAGAATACCGACGGTACGCTGGCCGGGGTAAAAAAGGTGCTGGCATACCAAAAGGAAAAAAGAGATGATGCAATTCGCGCAAACGATTACCCCGGGATCACTGAACCATGCTGGGAGTGCAAAGAGATTGCCAGACGATTAGGGGAACCAGTATGATATATCTCGCATCACCTTACTCTCACGAAGACCCGGCAGTGAGAGAGAAACGATACCACGCCGCAATGGAAGCAACGGCTCGCCTGATCAACAATGGAATTCACATCATCAGCCCAATCGTGCATGGGCACGCCATGGCAGAGAAACACAACATGAAGGGCGACTTCCAGTTCTGGAATGAATACTGCATAGACATGATGCTTATGTGCGAGAGCATCCTCGTTCTGAAGCTGCCCGGATGGCAAAATTCAATCGGAGTGACAGCGGAAATTAAAGAAGCACGAAAGCACGGAATATACGTCATGTACATGGACGTATGTGAATCGTTCGCCACAACATAAAAACAAAGGGAGTGTATATGGAATGTAATCATGAGGTCTGGATCCGAAAATCAGATGACGAGCTTGAATGTTTGGAGTGCGGAGAAGTGAAGCCGTCAGTTAGTCCGGTCGCTGCCGCACGCAGGATTTTATCAAAATCGGTTGCAGCGGCAATCATCGCTGCTGGAATTATTATTGTGTTCATCTACGGCTTATTCCTCGCCGTCATAAATTAAGGCTGAAAGATGGCCAAGGAACTCAAAATAGAAATAAGAAGCACCAACCCTGATGCAGAAAAAGGCGTTGGGATACCAATGGTATTCTGCCTGTCTTCGACAGAATACCAGCCAATCGCCAGCTGTGACGTTCGGTATTGTAGTTACCTGTTGGCCAGACAGGATAAGCGAGAAGTGCCCGGCGGAAAGGTGGAAACACGAATATGGTGTGGCTGCACACGACCAAGTGTCCATGAGATGGGGTGGAAGCCAAAAGAGTAATACCTATCTGGTAGACTCGCCGCCGTTTTACTGGTATCGTCGCCCTAACGAACCACACGGAGGAAAACATGACAAATCACGTTTGTAGTGAAACAATTTACGGTGCCACTTGTTACAGTGGAATACCATGCGGGAGAACAGGGAAGTTTGAAGTTAATGGTAAATGGTATTGTGGCATTCATAACCCGAACAAAGCAAAAACCAAGGCTCAAATCAGAGCAGAATACGACAGGAAAATCCGAATCGCGAAGGCAAAACTGCAAAAAGCAGCGAATGAATATCTTATCGTGCAGGCAGCCAATGGTGAATATGAGGCAGTCTCCATCATGGATGCCCACGAAAAACTCATTCAGGCAGCCGAAGCTAAAAAGGATGCTGCACTATGAGTGTCGAAACAGAAGTTGTGCCAGATGACATTTTCCTGCCAGCAACCACCGTACCTATCGATAGCCTGTTCGCTGGATACATCAAATCCAGATCGGCCATCGAGAACACCAACGATGTAATTAAGAACAACACCGGCAGTATAATGTACTTTCTGTCCGGATACCGTGCCAAAAACAGGCACACCTATCTTGGATCCTTAACAGATATATTCGATGCCGATAGTGCGGTTGCTGCACTGGATGCAGACTACTGGCGCAAGGCCATGGCAATGACCGACGTACTTGACTTCATGCCCTCCAAAAAACGCACCGAATGGAATGAAAACATTACGGAGCATAAAACACCCCCATTCGATAGGGGAACGGTAATGAACACCATGCAATCACTGATGGCGCAGCGAATGGACTTCCTTGCAGAAATGGTTGACGGCATCTTCACCGGCCTGTCTGGGGAACATATCACCAACCGCCCGGAAGGGTTTGGCAAGAGAATGATCATCGGGTACCTGTACAGCAGCTACTCCGGCGGGAAAAACGAAGGACTCATACATGATATGCGATGTGTTATCGCACGCTTCACCGGTGCCGGACAACCAACGCATCAAACAAGCCGGCACCTTCTTGAATCGGCACGCAAGACAACCGGAAAATGGCATCTGGTCGATGGAGGGGCATTCAGACTGCGAGTCTATAAAAAAGGAACTGGCCACATCGAGATAAATTCAAACATTGCATACCGGCTAAATCAGATACTGGCATACCTTCATCCAATGGCGATACCAGCACCGCACCGCAGACAGCCTGCCAAGCGACCAAAAAAAGAGTTCCAGATGATACAGCGGCCAATCCCGTCCGTCGTCTTGACGGAGATCGTAGACAGGCGGTACGAAGGCTCCGGACTGAGCATGGGATACGGATGGAAGGATAAAGACAAGTTCCTAAGAAAAGCGGTGGATGAAGTAATGCAGGCGATAGGTGGAACGCTCGACGGATGCACATACAACTTCGACTACGATGCCAGAGAGGTAATTCGTGAAATCACAATGAGCGGAATCATTCCCGATCAGAAATCACACCAATATTACCCAACACCAGAACCGATTGCCAAGCGAGCCATCGAGTTAGCAGACATACAAGATGGTAACTGGTGCCTCGAACCATCGGCTGGACAGGGTGGGCTTGCCGAGCACATGCCGATTGAATACACCTCATGCATTGAGATCAACGAAATGAACTGCAAGATCCTTGAGGCCAAAGGTTTCGGAGTGATACGACAGGACTTCCTAGGATGGGGCGGAATCGGAGTGAAATACGACAGGATCATTATGAACCCACCGTTCAGTGATGGCCGGGCACAAGCCCACATTGAGCACGCGGCGGAAATGCTAAAGGACGGAGGTCGCCTCGTGGCAATACTCCCCGCCAGCTTCCGCAACAAGACAATATTACCGGAACTGGATATCACAATCATGACTGCAACAAAAGGAGCAACACAATGAGCGTCGGGTATGTCGGTAAAACACTAATGAAATTTGAAGAAATGGGAATCATGATTCGAGGGGAGCCGGTTAACATTAAACCAGCAAACCTAATTGGCTTCCTGCCAGTCTTCGCATCCAAGGAAGCCGCGAACTCGGCAGGATGGGATAATGAAAGCATTATCGAAATAAACATTGAGGACGATGAAGGGGTAAGCAATGACGGTAATTAGATGCAGATACTGGACTGGAAAGTGCCTGACTATTGCAGGAAATCAGCCATGCAAGGCCGGGATAGACATCCGTAAAATAGTTGGTGGAAAGACCAAAGGATGGGTAGGACGGGTACCTTGCTTCAAGGAAAATAAATCCAAAATCAAATGCGCCTCCTATAATGAGAAGACCGAAGCTGAAATCCATGCCCAATATCAAAAGATGGAAAAACAAACAAAAGAACTAATCGCTTGCACACACATCTTCGCAGATCTGAAAAACCGGACGGCACAAGATGGAACTATCCCGTGCCCGGTGTGTGGCGGCGACTTGCACTATTCAATCTCAGAAACAAACGGACACATGCACGCCAAATGCTCGAATGACGACTGTGTCAACTTCATGGAGTGAATATGCGAAAAGAACCCGGATCACTATCAAAAGCAGGCGGATACACCTGCCACAGCGACAACATTGGGCGAGTAAAAGGACATACAAAGTATCTTGCACAGGATGGGTGGGAAAATGCTGAGGTTAGACCAGCACTCCCAAAAAATGTGGCCTATAACACCCCACCACCAGAACGCAGACGCATGGTTGAGATAACAACAAATTGGGATTATGGATGCCACCACATCACAAGCAATATCGATGACGGATGCAATGGGTGTGCAGACAAAAGACCTACCATAGAAATTCAACATAATAGAAGGAGCACAGACCGATGAATGCCATACAAATATCCAAAAAAGGGGCAGAACTCCTAGAGCGTGACCTGCGGAACCTCGACATCAGAACGTGCGCTTATTGTGGCGGATCAGGAACCGATCAGGTCAACGGAAATGGCTGCCGATATTGCAAGGGCACCGGGACGGCACCGGCACTACCCCGGCGCGAACCAAATTGACCAGCACCGGCTAGGAGTACGCCGGTATATAAATGGTGGTGAGTATACCATCAGTTGTATCACTGAGGCTCTAAAGCACCGCCTGCCAGCGGGCAACGGATTGGGAGTTCCCGGTCGATAAACACTGGTATATAACAATAGGAGAATGATATGCAGTATGTATTGACTGAGGATGAAAAGGCGAGCCTTGTAAGCAAAGATTCACGGGATGCTGTAGTCGAACAGCTTATAGCACTAAGGCGCATTATTATTAGTGACGAAGCTTGTGAAGCACAACACTATTGCGATGACTGCCATGTTCAAAAGGTAACACCCAGCAAAGGATGGAATGACGAACGAATAAATCCATGTCCTCGCACAAGACGGTATCCCAAGTAATGAATGAGCACGCGAAATCATTAAAGCTGGCAGAACTGATGGGGTGGTCGCGCACAGATAACCGGCATGCTGGGGAAATGATCGAAACGAAGTGGCATTGCGGAACTAATATTTACTGCGACATTTACCCCTACGAACCCCACCTTTTTGGACGCGCTCAATTCGCAGACATCCTGCTCGAATTCCCACAGGTGATGGACTCTGCTGAGTGGAATTTTGATGGTGGTGATCGAGGTCTAAAAGATTACGGGGCTAAAAATCAAACGAACATACTGGATGAAATACTACGTATGAATGGAGTAGAGATATGATACCTGTACACGAAGCAAGCAAAGAAGAATTGGAGGCAGCATTGGCAAAGCTTAATGACCCTTACAAGAAGTTTAAGGATGCGCTGGCCACGGGTAGGCGCGTGCGGTGTGCCGGTGGAGCATGGTATAATGCAAGCACTAATTCATTCTCATGGCTTAACCCGCCAGAAGATTACGAAATCGAGCCAGAGTATTATGGCGTGACTGCTGCACAGTGGCAGTTTGTAATTGATGGTGGGTTTCTAATAACTCCTTATGATTCTAGCAGCGAAGACGTTGTTTGGGAGACTCATCTAGTAAACATGGATGTGGATCGTGAATGTAAATTTGAAACACCGGATGGTGCGAGGTACTTTTGTTGTAAGATAGTAAGAGAGAAAGGCCTAAAGCAGCCAGCTTTCGGGCGTGATATTGCTACTGATGCAAAGATCCTAGTGCATAACCGGCACTCTGGGCTATGTGATTTAGCTGTAGCAGGCAGCACTAACTGGAACAGTGTTGATTGGTTTATTGAGCTATGAAGAAGAATATTGGAGGCATCCGTGAAACTTTGTAAAGATTGTAAATGGTGCAAGAACACTAATAAAAGACGCGCATATTTTGAGTGCCATCACCCAAACAACAGAAGCGAGCGTATAGACCTCGTAGACGGGGAGGTTATTAAAGTCAGCCAAGTAACCTATTGCGATAACCAAAGACTACGCGATTGGCTTCAATGCAGAACTACACACACCTGCGGAAAAGAAGGGCGTTGGTGGGAGGCAAAGGATGAGTGATAATCTAAACAATACTAACCTTAGCAGTGATATGGCAGGTGCTAAGTTGTTAGGTAAAAAAGCAGAAATTGTCATGGGGTCTTGGATCGAAGGGGAGGAAATCCAAGTCGGTGAGTTCGTGTCCGACGAAGATGGAGAATTTACACTATCAGACCCAGCCACCCGCGACGATGTAGTACAGGTGCTCGGTGAGAAGCATCATATAGTTATCGACCCTGATTGTTCAAACAGTGGCGAGTGGACAGGTTGGGCGTTTTTAAATCTGGAAACTGCTGCATCAAGAAACACATTGAAAACATACGAAGAAGCAATCAGAGCAGCAGTGATTGAGGTGATAAAATGAAAATCCACACCGAGAACTTCTACAGCCTGATTGTCTGGCTATCTCTTCTTCTATTCCTCGCCTGTGTAAGTTGTCATCCCTGTCCCCCTTTACTGTATCCGAATATTGAATGTGCTATGAGTAGCACAATGATAGCGATATAAGCGAATGCATATGCTGCATAGTCAGTTGTCATTGTGATAAATGTGAAGAGTATGAAGCCCGTGATAATCATAATCTGAGCCAGTGCCCACGACTTGCTGTAGTCCCACTGGGCGAGAAGGAGCTTAATTACAGACATAGTACACTGCCCATATCACACATTGCAAAGCTATAATCACTGTAAGCGTAGTCCTCATTTAGCAAAGCCTCCGAATCTCATATCTGGCGTGGTCGTCACAGTAGTGCCATCAGGCATGGTTGTTGTAACAGACTGGCAGACAATCCGCTTAATTATCTTCTTGCCGTTAGCTGATAACAAAGCAAACGGGTCTTCTTCGTAATTAGCATCAGCAAGCACTGTGATAGACTTGAGCGATGCAAGCAGCTTCACCTCATCAGCAGTACAGCGGACAACGGATAGTGTTTCATTACCGCGCCGCATTGTTGGTGTCTTAACAAGGCGAAAGCCAATCGGCTTACCTAATGCCTTCGGATTAGCTTTAAGGGCGGCAGCGGTTGGCTCAGAGCGTATCAGATACTCTGGCATCTTAGCTTCCACTTCTGCCAGCAGCTTGGTGATGTCAGGTGAGTGTGTGATAATGTCCCTGATGTATGATGGAGGCTTAACTGGGAGGCCTGTTACAGAGTCAATATTTTGTTGTATTGGCATATCAGTCTCCTACTTAATCAGGTTACGATCAGCATTGCTAAGGCAGGTATCGAACTGTCGCAGAAATCTGAACGCACTGTTATTGCCGCCAAGAGTAGCTAGAAATTGAAGATATGTTGCCGCATTGAACGCTCCATCGTATAGGGCATTAGTGCTGGAATAAACCTCACCTCTTGTCATGTTTGCAACAGCAAGCGATATAGTGTTTGCAGGCGTATCATTGATTGCTAACGCTGTGCTATTCACAGTTATTACATAGTTGATACAATCAGATGGCGACCACGCCATCTGCCCTATGGCTACAGATCCAGTCCCATCGTATGAAGTTATATTCACTACTAAACTCTGGTACAACACTCCTAGTGAGCCTGTATTAAACCCTAGAATAGATCGCGTAGCGGAAACTAAGTCATTACTACCAAAACTAGGAACCCACCCCAAAGCCAGCGTAAACGTGCCAGATGTCTTAATCTGCGAGCCAGCTAATAGCCACTTGTATGCGCCTAAGCCTTCTGTGCGGGTTAGTGGTGTTGTGGTGGTTGGGATATATGAGGTGCGGTATGTGCCATCCTCTGCCTGTGCCCGAATCGGTGCGCCTGCCACTGTATAAGTAACTGTACCAGCAGTGGTAATATCAACCCCGTTGTCAGCCGTTATATCCGCTACACCAAAGCCTGTACCGACTGCCGTACCTGCTGCCGTAGTGATTGAATCACCTGATATACCATCGAGCCATAATATATGCTTACCGACTGAAAGGGTAATAGTTTGCGTAGCTGGAGTATCAGATTGCAGAAATTGATTAGTAGCAATATCCTCACTAAGCGCACCGAACGCACGATTGTATATGCCCTGCTGCACCCATGTAACAGCACTGCCAAACGTAACGTCTGTGCCACCTGCCACTGTGCTATACCAATAGCCTCCATGCTCACACTCGCTGCCAGCAGGCCATGCTTTAGCACTCCATGCTTCCTTACTCACATACTGCTTATCACCAAGGATGATTTCAGAGGGGTGTAATGGGTCGCCTGCTGCTTCTGTTACGATGTTGTTCGCATCTACGGTGTTGCCGCTGGTGGTGTCGAATACTTGTACAGCCGTACCAGAGCCTAGATTGGGCACATACTCAGGGACGTAGGATGGTTGCATGCCTGTTACGTCTACTATGCCACTAGCCTCTAATTGGACTGTTTGGGCAAGTCCCGCGGTTGAGTTAGTTATGCCAAAGTTTGATACCGAAGTTACTCCGTTGTATCGAGCTTGTATGAACCCAGAAGACGGTATCGTTATGTCAGGGCTGGCTCCTGTTGTTAAACCATCTAGTCCTGAAGCCCATAAGGATATACGCACAACCTTCCCAGCTTCACTAGCAGGAAACTTGAACTGTATGACAAGGTCTCCAGACACAAAGGTAAAGGGCTTGTATATGCGACTGTTCTTATCTGCAATCATTGTCACGCTATTAGCCGTATGTGTAGCTCCTGTACCGTTTTTCCATGCTGTGAAGTCAGTGGCGGAACTAGTTAGATTCTCCACTCTACGCCCACGCTGCACATGCACTTCACTAGCACCAAGCGGCACAAGCACACCGTTGTACTGCTCTATTGTGCGCCCTGTGACAGAGATAGCCTCCGCCACTTGGCCTTGGATGGTGTCAGTGAGTGTGAGAATATTGACGTTGAAGATGGCGCGGAGGGAGGCAATGATACCACCTCCAATACCACCAATTTTTCCAAAAAAACCAACTCTATTTAGCATTATTTCACCCCTGCAAGCCTCTCAAGATGTAACACCTTTGTTGGCTGTTCGCTCAATGGCGGTGAGCGTGGATTTCTTGAAAATGCCGCCGCCAGCTTCTTGAATCTCACTCTCTTCCGTTAAGGCAGTAGTTGCCTTTAACGTCAGGTCATTTATCTCTTGTTCTTTTGAAATAGCCATTACAGCATCATTACATCTTTGTTATTTCAACAACAGCCGCCCCTGCGCCTGCATCATAAGCAGCAATACCATGCCCAGCCTTAACCATGAAGTATTCCTCTTTGTCGGCCTGTAACGGCATGTCTGACGCAGCAGCAGTTACCGTTGCAAAAGTATCAAAGGCAAGTCTCACTGCAACGGGGGATACTATTCTGCACAGTTTGCTATTCGAAGCGTCAATTACTGCCGCCGTCTTTGCAGTTGCAGCAGCAGCAGTTGTGATCGTCACTGTCGATCCACTTGGCGGCCCGTATGCCGCTTGAATCGTCTTGTTACCATTACCTGACGTGCCTATATCGGTCATAATTATCTCCTGCTTATTCACAATTCGCAGCCCAGAATAAGACTTTGGCTCCGATGGTGTAAATGTGTCTATTGTTTTATATATAACGAATGCTGGGCAATCTTTTAGTCACGACTGAACAAAAGGAATATGCAGGTGTGGACGAAAGAATACCTATCGGGTACTGTGACTCCAATAAACAAGGAGAATTTTCATGGGTGAAATTACCGTACTTCTATACATTATTATCGCTGTAATACTTGGCATCGCCGGGAACACAGTACCAAAAAGAGAAGGGATCGGCGCAGAAAATACCCAGTTCGTCTGCTATGCGCTCGCAGTGATTGTGTTCTTGTACGCAATATTAGGTCGAACATGAGTGCGTATGTCGATCTGGCCACCGGCAGCAATCATTCACCGGTGCCCGGCAAAGAAGATATTGAAAAAAATATCGCCGCCATTCGGAGGTACCTATCTGGAAAACATAATTGCAGCGATTACATTATGCTTCTTGATACGATATCAATTCTCGAAGGTATAAAGAAGCAGCTGACGTAATGGTGAATGATAGGCCAACAACAGCGAAGGAGTCTGGCATGAAAATACCGCGCAAGATATACAAGATCATTCCGGGTTTCGTTACATCGGTATTCGATGGTGACCGGCACTATATCGACCACCAGAAACTCACCCGGCTTTATGAAGTAAACCCTGCGGAATGCATAACGCCAGACTCAAAGGTGCAATTGATACCAAACAAAACCATCCATCTGGGCGTAAGGCCGAACGGTGACTACGTCGAACACCGGTTGAAACTTGAAGAGCAGATGCGACGGAAACAACATGGAGATAATGATGAGCAAAATAGATAAAGAGATAACACGCGCCGAAAGAATTAACGCGGCATTATGGTTGGCCGGCATCGCTAAAAAACGAATAATTTGCAACGATGGAGACATGGGGTATCAATACTCCCTATTGGCATCGCTTGTATTATCCGATTTGGTCAGCGATAAGAAGAAAAAAACCATATCTACAGATGGAAATTCAGTGGATAAGCTTGTAAGGCGTTTAAATAAAGACCCAGATCTACTACAGAAAGAAATTCAGTGGATGGACGTGTAAGGCGCACAAAGAAACACCATACAATCTAGTCCAGCAAATGTAACTTAGCCCGCCCCTCAATGTGATGTGCATACGCTGAAGCTTTGCCCGGATCCAACAGCGCATCGGCTGGTGTAATGCCAGCCAGCACTGAATCAGTACCCTTGGCCAGAGCATCCCGCGTTTCCATCAAGATAGCATCCTGCTTCTTTGCCCGCGCCTCGCTCTGCGCATTCACGCCAAGAAGGTCACGGATTTCTCCCGGACTCATAGATCGATCCACTTTTGGCGCAATGCCTCAAATTCCTCTTTTCTATCCGGATCACCGGCGAGCGCATACATCCGGGTTGCAATTCGTAGCTTTTCAGCCTTCCGTCTTGATTTTTCTGCCGTGCTTATCCGTGGTGGTTTACGTTTTGCCATCATTCTCTCCTTATATAGCACCTGACTGCTTGAGATAATATGCAAGCCCTGAGTCGTCAATACCGTCCAGCGGCGAGGTCAAGAGGTCACGCAAAGCATACTTGTTGGTAAGGCGGCTCTTTGCCCGGCGGTCATTTGGATGATCCGACTCAATATCATACAAGTCAACTTCATTCTTCTGGCCAATACGGTTTATTCGCCCCTGCCGCTGGGCGTGAACCATCGCAGTCATGGGAATATCATACTGAGCAAGCCACTGGCCAGACTGAAGGTTCGCGCCCGTGGCACCGGCATCGGAGCTCACAATAATATCCGCATCGGCATCGCCCTTATCTGGATTGAACCGGCGAATCTTCATATCCTTATCTGAGGTGGAATCCTTCCCGGTCAAAGTAACAACCCGGTGCCCGTCAGCCTCCAGCCTCGCCCGGATGCTCTCAACGGCAGCCAGTGAGTGTGCAAACACCACACCGGGCTTGCCTTTGTGGGAATTGGCCAACTCGGCAACTTTTGCCAGCTTCGCCGATGCAGGGGAAGTATCCAGTACCCGGTTGATGGCTGTCTGCTTCATTATGCCAACCGACTCAGCAACCTTTGCTGCAATATCCTGTTCCTGCTCTGGCGTGGAGCCCTCAAACATGGATGGGGCAAAAGCTTTCGATGCAGCCAGATCAAGCTTGCCAGACAGCTTGCCAATCCGGATAGCCGCCGCCTGCTTCTCAACAGCCTCCAGCGATGCCTTCTGCGTATCAGATGGCTTCACAGTCAACACAGAACGATTAACTTTCACGCTCGGATTGATGGAAAACGCATACAAGTGGCGGGCAAGCTCACGCTGTAGGCCAGCCTTCGCCGCCGGGGTATCACCACCATACCGCCGCATAAACGCCGACCGATCATTGTACCGGGATCCGTCCATCTTCTGAAGCGCAGAAAACACCTCGCTCGCATCATTCTTGACCGGATCAGCAGATGAACTCACCAGATATTCGGCGTTGTCGGTCAATCCCTCAATAGCATTCGACATGCCGGAATCTTCCTTGCCCTCCCGGTTCAGTAGGCCATGGGCTTCGTCCGCCGCCACAAAATCGAAAACAATTCCCTCTTTCCCCAAAACAGACTTGATGTACTGCGCCCGCCCGGTCTTCGATAGCCCGGCCAGCTTCTCCCGCACAGCATCAGTCTCCACACCTTCCTGCCCGGCAGCCATCTTGTAAAGATCATCCCGGAGTGTCTGGTGGGTTACCACGGAAAAATGAGTGTCTGGATCCTTGTACGACTTCATACGGTCTTCATACGTGCTCGATGAAGCGTCCCAATTAAACTTTCCAGCTTTAAGAAAACGCAACGCCTCCGCACCAAACTGGCCACGAACAATCGACGGTACCGCAAACAGCCCCTTCTTCACCTTGCCCTTGGAATACAAATCAGAGAACGCACCAAGGGAAATGGCCGTTTTACCACTCCCGGTACCGGCACCAAGGATCACCCGTTTGTTCTGGTCTATCAGCTTGATTGCACGCTGCCGTTCAATGCCACCATTCCCAGACATAGTTGGCTGGAACAAATGCACAGGTTTGCCGGGCTCAAACTTCTTCCCCACAACCCCCATCATCTTGGCAAGCATGTTTTCGGAAGCATGACCAATCGTATGGCGTTCATCGGCACCCAAAATCGGAGCTACCTTGTCAGAATGTTCCTCCGAGGAAAAGAACCCCATCTGTGCCTGCTTGAACGCCGCCCCCTGTGCTTTGGCCGCCGCAATCTTGCCGGCAACAGAACCAGCGGAATATTTACCACCGATTCGCTCACGGAGAGAATCGATCAATGACCGCTCCTTGCCTATCCGTGCCTCTCGCGCACCGGCATCAACAGCATCCAAATGATTCAGGTTGTTCCTGATGACAGTCTTCCCTGTACGAAGCGGAGAATCCGGGTTGAGTGTGTTGTACTGCTTGGCAAAGTTTTCAGAAATGCCGGAACGCACCATATCCTGAATGGACTCGATAGCGTGGCCAGTCCCACCCATGATGTGTTTGTATTTGCTCCAGTCCAACCCAGATGCCGAAATGTTTGCAGATAATTCATCCCGGGTGGTTTTCCATTCTCGCCAAACGGGGTTTTCAGTCGTATCTCCAAACATATCGTGAGAGAACCGCTCCGGCTCTTCCGATATTACCTTATCAAGCTTATCTCTCGCAGCTGCCTGATCGGGATTCTCCTTCGCAACATTCTTGTAGAACCAGTCGCGCAGTGCCTTTTGCCCCTTCGCATCCAGATCACCAACAGGTGAATATGCGTACACGCCGGTCGGATCAGCAGATAAAGCCCGGTGCAGCGCGTCTTGGGCAACCGCGTCCGGGGAGAATGTCTGCCGATCCATGGTTGACCGGGTGCCGCCCCACCTGCCCTTCACGAAATCATCAGCGTACTGATTGAATACAGGATCTAAATCCTCAACACGCACCAACTTCCCGTCCCTCTTTGTAGGAATGATGGTATCAAGTGCTTGTGCGTATTCTTTCGTGCGGGCATTACCAACGCGGGAGAAAAAATCGGCAGACTGAACATCAGAAAGAATATCAGCCGCCCTATCCCCGTCGGCAGTGCGGGATCCTATATAATCGCGCAAGGAGCCGCTTAAATCATCGGCAGTGGCGTTGAATGGTTCAGCTAAAGGCAAACACACGCCCGGCTGAAGCGAAAGCCCCAGATCGGGTCTGTTGGCAAAGCCCTCTGGTAACCAGCCATCCTCGTCTTGGTCGCCACGCATGATCGATAGGTTGCGCTCGACGCGCTCCATATTCTCATGGTCAACCGGCGTGGCCAGCTTCTCCATCCCGGAAGAGCGAATGTTTACGAATACGTTACCGGCAACACGGGACACCTTGTAGTCAGCATCGGTCAATCCAATTGCCCATAGCTGCTTCACCGCTGAACTCAACGTGGCGTGACCAAGGGACACCTGAACATAATCCGGATCCTTTCCGCGCAACGCAGCGATCATAGATGCGGAACCTTCCATTTCCCCAAGTGCCTGACCAAGTACCTGACGCGCATCAGCTAAATATTGCTTGCGCTTGTGGTTCATTGCAGAGGCCACGGCCAAATCGGAAGCATTCGCCGCCTCCCCAACCTCTATCTCCGCCGCCTTGTCCTGCAATTCTTTTGCCCGCGCAAGCGACTCGTCTTCCAGCCCGCCGGATCGGGATACATGGTACTCTTCCAGCCCGGAAGCAATTTCATCCAGCTTGTCCGGGTAATCCTTGGCCAGCCTGTGCGACAACACCTGCGCCGCCCCGGCGATACCCAAAACATCAACAACGGAACGATCAAGCATCGAACCACCACCTACAGTCTGAGATAGAGCATTGATCGAGTTATACGCGCCCTCTGTAATGTGCGATACGACAGAATCTTCCCCACCTGCACCATCCACCCCGGCAAGAAAAGCCTTCGCTTTAACGGTCGCAAGGTCGGCTTTTACTGTCTCCGCCACCTCTTCATCCGTTGGCTCGGATACGGACAGCACAAAAGCCTTCGGTTCGTTCAGTGACGAATCGACAGATTTTACCGCCTCCCGCGCCTGCTTCTCCATGGCCGCAAGCCGTTTCTGTGCCTTGATTAGAGAAACGGAACGCTTCGCATCAACAAGCTGCAAAGACAACGTGGGGCGATCCACACCCTCCAACTCCTTCCGGATCCCCGCCGCAATTTCACCACGCTTCACGGCAGCAGCTACACCGGCCTCGTCCTTATCCTGTATCTCGGAAACCTGTTCATCTAACTTTTCATCAGTCAGACCAAGTGCCTCTGCCCGCGCCTTGAAGTCAGGCGATACACCGGAGGTATCAGGAATATGAACGGGATCCAAGTCACTGACGGACAACAGCGCGTCATCACCAGACCCCAACGGGACAACACCAAGTCCAGCAGCCTCACGACGGTCGGAATCAGCCACCAGTAGCTGACGCTGTTGCCCTACAGCCTGCTTGGCACGCTTCAGTAAATCAGCGCGGTTCCGTCGCAGTGCCTTTTTAGTAGCGGCCTCAGACAACCCTGATACGTCAATCTCCATGTCTGCACGCTTCCAGCCCATAGAATTAGCCACGATTTTCACAAATTCATCCTGCGCCTTTTTGCGCTGTTTTATGATGTCCTTGCGTGCTGCTTCCTTCTCGTAATACGTCCCAAGCTCTTTCTCTTTCCGCTTCTGTTCAGCTTTAGCCCGGCGTTTCTCACCTGCGCGTCGGGCAGAGTCCTTCTGGTATTCCCCAACAGATTTAACGCCCCGTAGTTTTAACATGTTGAGTTTGCCACCGGCACCGCCAATGACCCGGAACACACCAGAGTTATCCTTGGCCGGTTGAACCAGCACTGCCACTCCCTTGCTCCCCTCTCCATTCGGGTGGACGGTAATCCACCGGGCATCTGCCGGGATAGGAGCGTGGTCGGACTTGAACAGGTCTTTCCCCCACCCGCAGAGTGCAGAGGCTAAATCGTAGTCCGAGACAACCAGAGTTCCAGACACCCCCCCGGACACCCCCTCAGACACCCCCCTAGACACCCCCCCGGACAACATGGCGAAAGTGGCACGACCATCACCATCATCAGAGCACACCATATCAACAGTATCGGACTTGATTAGGTCATCCAGCATAGGTATGGCATCAACCATGTAAACTCGCAGCAGATCGGATTTGTAGAGCACGGCGGCATACCCGTGGATGGAAGACTCGGCATCCAGCACCGCACGGTAAAACGTCAGGCTGTCATCACTCTTATACACCAAGGCCGGCTCTGCCATCGTCGGTCGGATCAAGCCAAGCAGGGATAATCCTTCATTGGGCATTTCTATACTCTCTGGTGTGATCGATAGAGATTTTCCGAAATATGTCGGGACTTCACCATCAGTAAACTCGGAATCCCAAGCCGCCTTCGTAAACGGAATATGGATCCACGGCTGACCCCCGGCTATCAGGGCAGACGAAACAGACCCCACAACAGGATCCGCTTCAGGTAATGCATCATTCATAAAGTACCCCTTGCTTAGTTGCGAGGACCAAGGCTACCCCGTGATCCAGACAATCGTTGCATGCCAAGCGGGGTCGTATTTTCTGCTGCGGCCATGTGGCGGGCATAGTCATCATCATATGCCTGCTTCAAATCAGTGGTGTTCAGGCTTGCGAGCAGGCTTATGGTACTCACGGCAGCGTAGTTATCGAAAGTGGTAACATCCACCTTGCCATCAACAACAGTACCAGAAATGTCCGCGCAAAAACTACCCTTGCCAAAAGAAACGACCGTCTTCCGGTCTTTGAAGTAATATTGGCGTTTCAACCAAGTGTCAAACTGCTTATTCTCCCAGACGGACGTGAAGCAAGTTGAACTCTCCCCCTCCCGGTCGGAAGTAACATCCAAGTATTTGGATAGCACCTCACCAAGCAGGTTCCCGGCCTTCAGCTTCCGGACGGCAGCGGTCGTCTCATCATGGGTAGCCTCTTGGATGGGCTGCTTCTCTGTATCACCATCACCTTTCGATTCGCCCGCCTTCTTTGTGCGTTTGTCGGAGTGAGGCTTTACGAATGTACCATCCTTCTTCGTGTACCCGCGCACCTGAGACTTAACCAAGAATTCAAACATCGCTTGGCTTGGCGTGAACAGGAACGCCTTGCGCATGGGAGCCTTGTCTGACCCACGCTTATCTTCCACATGGTTGTGAGTATCTAACTCTCCCTTGCTTGGCTTGCCGCCAACAACCCCCACAACATCGGGAACCTCTTTGTGAACTACAGGGTCGTGCCCTGCAGCATGATCGCGATCCCAGATGGCCTTGATCTCGGAGGGGGTGTAACCTTTATCTTTGAAATATTTATGGTCAGACTCGGAAAACATAGGGTGCTTCTTGAGAGAGTCATGAGATACATCATCGCTAACCGGCTCTGGATCGGCAGCGTCACTCGTACCGGATCCACCGAACTTACGCTCATATTCAGCAATCGACCGCTTAATATCCAGCACCTTGAAGCCAAGCTTCTCCCAATGGGAAGGGTGAATATATGAAAGGGCTTCATCGCGTGGTTCTGTATCCATGTGCTGTAGGGTGGCACCAGCAGACTTGTAATCTCCCTCGTCCAGCGAAGCTGCTATCGATTTGAAATCATCAGAATCACCATCACCAGTCTCGCTCTTACCCTGACGGCCATTGGCCGCATCGAGCAAACCACGGCTGTTTGCATTAAGTGATGGCTCGCGCCCATCTGAATTATTCTCGGAAGCCTTCTTTGTTCGATTGTCGTCGTGTTCCTTAACGACCGTCCCATCCTGCCGGGTATATGTTTTCACATGAGATTTAACCATCGGGCGATCAGTTAAAACGAAACCTATATTACGCATAAAAAACTCCCAAAATTGAACAATTCATCAAATATATGGTCACGACCTGCGACAAGCACAAAAAAAGGCGACGATCGCTCGCCGCCTTATAATGAAGGGATTTCACATACAACATCCGAACCACCAGAGTCGCCGCACCTTCCTGCTGGCATGTCGAAAGGATACATTCCGGTAACAAATAAAGCAAACAGGCATTCCATCACTAAACCCAACTCCGTGGTGCCACACCTTCATCCACACCAAACCGGACACCTACACTATGCAGGTAAATAATGTGGTCTAAGTACATGGCATAAAGCTTCGCCTTGCGCCTCGCCCATCGCTCTGTCTTGCATGGCCGGCCAACCCATACAATACGGTGAGGTGTAATTTCAAACCTCTTTACGCTTACCCACGGATAATACATTTTCTATTCCCCTTTACCCAAACAACAGCCTCACGAACACACTCAGTGTGTGTTCTGAATACAGATGATTCATCACCCGTTGCAGGGCACTCGAACACCCAGCCAGACGGCGAATAATCTGGGTGCGTATGAAAGACATTCACATTATAAACCTCGCCAAAAAGAACTATGATGTTGTTTTTAGTGGCTGGATCCTCCAAGGAAAATGAGCGCGTAAAATCAGAGCACCCACACCCGTCTTTGGGGCAGGTATCGAAAAACGGATTGAACTCAGAACCACATGATGAACAACGAGAAGTTACCTTACCACCAAGGTAATCAGCCGCTGCAAAATCAGAATCATTAATTAACACCATCAACCTCCACACTTTGAACATACATATCTTCAGCGACACACATTGCCACCCTCCGAACAACAGCTTCGTCTTCCACCAACCACCTGAATATCCTGTAAGCCATAAACATACCATGATGATCATCGAGGCAAAATCCGTAACAGTGCGCGAGATCATCAGGATGGCTCGCAATAAAGGCCATGGCCTGCTCACCACCCATTATCCTGAATATCCAGATAGCTTATGGTTTTCGGCTGGAGTCATTGGTGACACTGGTGACAGCCATTTATTCACAACGCTTCAGCCCGTCACCGGTTAAACCTACCATCTGGAGACACTGGAGACATAGAGGCACTGGAGGCACTGGAGGCACTGGAGGCTCATGCATTCATACTCACCCAGCAAACACCATACCAGATAAGGCCAAACAACAAGATCGAAGCATAGAGTAAAAGTGCATTGTATCTGTCTTCATTAGATTTATTCATCATCTACAATATCAATACTTAAAATCACCCAGCCATCCATTATGCCATACCCATCCAGTACATGTGTCACTACCGCGAACAAATGACGGCCAGTATAAAGCAACGGAAGCCCGTTCTTCATGCCTTCACCAGAATGCTTTGTTTCCCTCAATAACAAGCGGTCACCCGGATTATAACCACGATCATACCTGACTTCATATCTCTTCACGCCAATTTTAACCAGATTAAACAAGTCTGGGTCGGTTTTTAATTCATAATTCATCACTCACTCCTTCGGATAAATAAGTTATAACACATTCCTATGTAAACCTTCTCGTGCGATGCCACGACATGGTGCTCACCATTGACACTCATGATACAGACACCCACTCCATGCAGGTGCTAAGAACATTACTATAATCACCAGACATAGCCTGCTCACGGAAGATCGAAATATCACCCTCATCGACACCAGCCCGGCGCAAAGCAGTCGTCACACAGCCAATTACAAAAAAAGCGTTTCCATCTTTACCGGTCAGCCTTACATTTATTTCCTTATAACGTATTCCCATCATCAGCCTCCAATTGATCCATACCTCGTATTTCTTGAACATTACAGCCTATAGACATAGGTGTACTTCCCGGCGGTATCCACATACCTCGCTTCCCCGGTGGCCAGAGCCGCACGTAAACGCACAGCAAATGGTTTCAGAACGCCACGATACTTCGTGCGTATTGCTTTATCATGATAACGCTTTCCGTTATGTAAGATGACTCTCGCCCCGGCCACCTCACCAACCATTTGAAAATTCGATGCTCGATAAATTACGCCCGTGTGGCCGTACTCCTTGTCCGCATACGATACGACCACTCCCCGACACCAATCACGACGCAGCATTCGTAAGCAGCGGGAGATAAAAAACGATTCCAGATTTCGCGGCGTATCATCGATGCAGCAAAGCCTTCGGAGCTCAATCACCACTTCAGCAGATTCACCAAACCTCTTCCACTGCCCAGCCATGGCCATGCGCCCGAAAAACATGGCACCAACCATATCTCCAGAGGGGCAGTGAACAGAGTAGCAATAATCCGCTATACACCCATTTATAGATCCTGAGTAATGCCATTGCTCAATGAAAGCAGTGATCTGCTTCCGAGTTGTGCGCTGTACATAATATCCATCAAGAGCCATCAGACACCACCATTTAATGCTGCACACATACAATTAAAGATTCCCGACCACAATGCGGGCATTCGACCGATTCGCCTTTCAAGTCGTCCCACCTGTTATTAAAAATTGGGGTCGTAAAGCACCCATCATCGTTCTGATCTACGAGGTCGAACACTCTGCTGCAATGTGGACACTCAACATTCAGATAATATTCAACATTAACGGTGGCCATTTTCAACCTCAGAACAATCAATATCTGGGTTGTAGTTACCCCAAGCACCAGAGGCTACCATGTCACAGTATTCAGCCTGCTGGCTTGCGGCATCCTTCGCGTCCTCATTGCCCACAAGACCAAGAATCACAATCAAAAGAATGACACCTATGATCGGGAGATATTTGCGCAATTTTGTACCATTTCGATTATTCACTATAATGCTCCAGCACCTCATCTTCGAGTCCATCTATTTCACGCTGACTTAGTTTCTCGTAAGCACCATCTAATACGGCACCATCTTCATCCAGAAGGTCAAATTCAAAATCCGTATAACCATAATAATCGACATCAGAGTCACAATCCATAATGTTCCCCCTCCATGGGGGTATTACATCAAACGTAAGAACCCCGATCTGACATGGAAACGATAATGAATTGCAATCAACAACCGCTTTATACTGAACTGAAGCACTCATTCAAACCACCTCTCGTAAACACAAACGAACAATACCTCGCAGGTAGTATCCCGTCAAGGTATTTAACGCGCTATGTTAATACAGCGATGGTTCCGTGTTATTTGATTATTTTAGATGCCAGAGAAGGCACTTAATCATCTTTGGGTTGCGCTTTGTCTTTCTGACCTTTTCAATGAATTCTGGTACAGACATAGTGGTTATCGTACCAAGGAATCTTGCGTCATTATAATTCTGCAAAAACGCGGCACGCGCTGAATCAATCGAGTCATAATCTAGGAAAACTTTGTCTTCGTCGTACTTCGACCAGTCCCCACAAGTGCGGGCGTGAACGACGTAAACGGACCGAGCATCAGGATAGCCACCAACAAACACATCAACCTCATCCCCGTCAACGCCTTCGCTCTCGCAGACGTACCCATACGGATCAACCATCCTGTTTTCCCACGATTTGCCATCTCGATCAACCCCCCTGCGGACAGAACCCGCCTCATTTTCTATGCGCAATACAAGCCCATGCCAACGAAGCTTACGCTTCTTGTAATTGCCTGACTCTATCTGGTTGTCTGTTGGCTCATGCCACGGGCGATAATACTCCATTACAAACCTTCCTTGTGACCAAGCTTGTTGTTTATCCACGCTGCAAATTCTGGATCATCCCCCGTATGTGCCGCTGAAACACGATCCCAACGCCCTCGGCAATGAGGGTGTTGAACTCCAGCTGCAGGCCACCATAATTCGGACGGATCACGCGGGATCAGAGCCCCAGCAACACGCTTATACGGTGACGCAGAGCGGCCTATGTTCGTCTTGCCCGGCCAGACATCCTTTTTACCATCCTTGCTTGTGGTAGATGGTGAAACAACATTGAAAATGTGCCCGTCGATCTTCTTGCACCACGGGCATGCACCACGGTACATTTCCATGCGGCGAACCTTTGTCCCAACCGGCAATGACGCAACCATACCCTGATTAGCACACTCTCCAGCCTCAGTAACTGCAATGCGCCGCCAGTCATTATTCAATGAGGCAAACTGATCCTGCAGCCCCTGCTGGAGACTTCCAGACGACACCGGTTCACCGGCAACCTTCTTGGCCTCATGCGCCAGAAGGACACGCTTTATCTTGTGTCTGGCGGCATCGGAAAGGGTCTGGACTGCATCGCAGGCGTGAGCCTTCCCATACGCCATTACAGCATCACCGGCACCAGAAAACGTAAACATAGCTGCCGCCTCTTCTATCGTGGAGGGGAAACTAACAGCCAGACCAGCCGCTGCATCAGCGTCAATAGAGCCCATTACTGCCTGAACCCTACCCATCATATGCGACTTAACAGCCAGCCACTCAGCCTCTTCGTTTAATACATCATGGGGAAGGTAACGCTGAACCATATAATCGACAGCCATAGACCAATCATCAATAGTCATGGCATCAGCAGGTATATTTTGGAGATATATCCTTACAAGATCGAGTTCATCATCACCCCACCGACCCATAAAACCCGGAGGTATAGCAACAGGCTCGGTGGCCGGAACGTAATATTTCCCCGTCATCCAAATATGTAATTCTGCCTGCACCTTCGTAATCCGGGTAAGACCACGATCAGTGAAAAGTTCAACTATATTGCGTATGAAAGGGCTCTCGTGTTCCGCCCAAATGTCATGGGCAAGGCCACCCTCGTCAGACAGGGCTTTATACATCCCCTCCAGCACATCAGAGCAGCACGCTTCATCAATTTTCCCTATATCAACCAACAGCGGCATATCAGGACACTTCCGGTATTACCTCGCTGCGCAAATGACGAATGGAAGCCTCCATGTCTTCGCGAAGCGTGGCTATTTCCTTAATGATGACAGAATCATCAAACGACCGAACCGAAGGTGGAAATGACCAGTGGTCTCCATAGGTCGCCCTTATGTACTCCAGCGAAGGGGAAAGGCCGGCAGTGATTAATACGGCATCAATTGCAGCCTGATCACGTAAAGAGATTGGCTCGTTAAATGGTAGCGATTTTGTAAGGTCTTCCTCTGGCTCTTCCTGCTCTTCTTCCCCGCCCGGAACATCACCATCCACATAGACACGGTTTCCATCTTCATCCGTCGCGATTGCGCCATCCTCACCACGCTCAATCAACGTGAGGTTTCGTTCCTTCCGCGATTTGTGCCCAAGAATGTTTGTCCACACAACATTATGATCTTCACCCTCACCAGAAACCGTAACGCCATCAGCACCAATACAAACAACCTCACCAGACATCGCGCCATGATCAGGGTGGTTGAAATAAACAACGTCTCCACGAACAACATTACTTTTTTTATTCGACATCAACAGACCTCATATACAACAGGAACCTTTTCACCAAAATCCAAGGCTTTCTCAATTGGCTCTGCTACCTGACTATCCGACGGGTTATCTTCTGATTCATTTAGCGGGGCGGCAATAGTTGATTCGGCATCATTGCCTACAGAGCCGGAGCCCTCTTGAGAACCATCTGCCTGTTCGTCAAGGGAACCGAAATCTTGGCCACCCTGCTGCTCCTGTTGCCAAGCACTCATCAAAACAGGATTCAATGGAGCACTTCCAAGGGATCCATCCCATTTGTCGTACCCCTCTTCCGCACGCGCTTCATCCACTGTAATGATCAGCTTACGCATTTCATACTTATTGGAGGCATCAGCTGGATCAAGGCCAGTCCAACGGAACACATAATCATCACTGAATTCAGATATGATATAATCTGTCGTTAAGTTCTCAAAATACGAAAGTAGAGGTCGTAAACCAGAGTCCTTCGAGGCTGAAAGCTTCTCGGCAGTATCAGATCCACCAAGTGCAGAAGTTGTACCGCCAGTGAAAGAATCGAAATTTATCTCGGCGGGAGACATTCCATAAACAGCACAAATAATACTGGTCAGGAAAGTCATCCATTTAGCGAAATACATCTCGTCGTAATCAACGCCAAACTTTTCGAAGCTGGCTTTTGATTCCTGATCTTTTGAAACCATAACGGGAAGAGTCCACTGATTATTTACCCCGCGAACCATCGAATTCCAGTACCGCTTGAATGCATCAATATCAGACGGAGTGTAACTCCCGGACAGATGCAACATCCCCTTCGGAATGGAATTGTTGTCGAATCCCTTAATGTTGTACGTCATTGCATTCAAGAAGCCGGTCACAACACGGACAAGCAACTCAGTCTCAGGCATACCGTAACCAGCAGTCCGAACGTCAGAGCGTGGATTCCGTGGTTCATAAATCAGATCCTCAAAGGTGTACGCTGACGTTATGCGCCCCTGAACAACCTGCAACGCAAATATTTCATCATCACCCTGATACCCATGCTCAGTACACAATCGAATAGTCCCGCCATCAACAGCATACAAGCCATCAAAACCAAGTTTCTTATCGCGCTTCCATTCGGTTTCAATGGCAACCGAATCGAGAGTCAAAGAATCACGGACAGCCTTTGCCATTAACTGAGAAAACGAATCGCGCCGCAACGCCTTTCGTCTCCGTGGTGAAAACTCCCAACCACAATTGGACATGAAACGCCCCAAAAGCTTTATTGACTCTTGCTCACTACCGACAATCTGATGGGATTTATCCTTATGCTTAATCTCAAAACCGGGATTATCTGCGTTGTCTTCTGCCAATCGACAGAACCGCTGAACCTGCCTTATTCTGGTCATTATTACGGCATTCAAAATGGGGGTCTGATCAACCATCGCACGCAAGGAATCAAACCCAAGCATTGATGGGCGATCCCAATATTCACCATTTAATGAAAGCTGCCAATCGTCCAAACGAACCGACTGCATTCCGGGAATATGTTTTTTTGCATAATTGGAAGGAAAGGGAACAACATTATCGCTAACTGATTTTCGTAATGCCTGTTCTTGATATGAATCATTAATGCTATCAATTACGTGGCGGACGGATTCATCAGGAATTAAATCAGAAAGCGAAGGCTGTGCAGATTTTTGTAACTGCCCTAAAGCATCAACACGCTCGTCTTCCGGCGCACGCTCATCAAAGGCTACATTCTCAGGACGATCAGACATTGGCACTCCCTATAGGATCGCACGAACAGTATAGTCACGACCGAAAGGAAGGAAGGATGGAGCCGAAGCCCCATCCAACATCAAATCAAGCAGCAACTTTAAGCTTAAACTCATCATCGGAAGATAGCATGGCATAGGCTTTGTTCTTCAAGCCTTCACCGGCACCAAACCAAGCAGAGTTCATTCGAGTGCTGTCCGTCCGACCACGATTATGGTCAACATCCTGCGTTACCGCATTCAACATTGCCCAACGGCTATTGCCGGCCATGTCAGAACCAATAGAACCACCATCGAATAAAGACATGATGCTCTTATAGCCCCGTGACTTCCGAACATTGCTTTCCATAACGTCTGCATCGGACTGTATGGAATCCAGCAGCCGTACCGCAAAATTATCAGCCTGCGACTCTGACATCGTTCGCTCTGCCATGATGCGCGTATTGACCAGCCACTTTTCCCAAGAGTTCCCGACGATGCCAAGACTCAACCTGACCTCGTCTGGGTTGAAAGTATTGCAATGCGGAATGCGTACAATTGAAGACACCGCAGCACCGGAAACATCAGATTCAACTTTACCCAACCCTTCAGCCCCACCAACAGCCATTGTTATCGTATTATTGCAGACAACACGAACCGCTGTGAATTTTGCAGTTGTTGACATCGACCCATCAAAGCTTGTTGCCAGAAGGACGTATGGACGCACAACGTCCTGACCAACAACAGGAGCACCATCATTCACCTTGGCCAGAGCCCAGATGCGCTTACCATCAGATAATGCACCCGCCGTTTCCAGTTCAAAGCCACCAATATCAGCAAGCTTACCAAAAAAGGAAAGTACCTCGCCGGGCTGAACAATTTTGTAACCTTTCGACACCACTGATAATGCTGCGCCTGTATCCGAACGATAAAGAACGCGCCGCCCCGGCATAATCATACGCTCTGCCTCAACCTCTTCATCACCACCAATCTGAACGCGGTCATACTGTACATCAGCACAGATAACCTCGTACCCAAGTCCGGATTCTTTTTTCCACGTTTCAATATCAGCACCCGGAGTCAATTCATGACCCAGCCCGTGCCATGGCTTTTCACCGCAATATGCAATTGCATCACGCCCTGTAGTTTGATCTATTAAATGTGCCATATCATTCTCCTGTGGTTCGGTTTCGTCACTGCATTGGCAGTGCATGGGGAAAATGTAGATCAGCGTAATGTAAATAACAAGTTGTTTCTTTCCACTCAGTGGTCATTCCGACTTTTCAACATACATTTGGCAGGCCGGATCAAGTAATTTCACACCAAAGTTTCTCTCGATACAGAAATCATCCTTAAACGATGAGCACTTTCCACAAACATCACCACGCACCTCCAACATGGAAAGAACACTGGAAGGTAAACCCGGCATGTCGCGCTCGACACGAACCACCACATCGGATGATGCATCGGCCTCCGGTGGATTAATGAACATCGTGGTACCATGAGAGCGTGCCCACGCCACATTCATCAACATATATGCATATGAGAAATGTGGGTCGATACCAACCTTCACTACCCGGCGGCGATATTTCCGCTCTTCATCATCAAGATCGGCAACCAGAGCCGTCCGGGTAAAATGCAAGAAGACACGATCCTTCAGGACGGGAACCATCTTCTTTATTCCCTTTTCAATTATCTCTTGAACCAATCCGGAAGGATCGGGAAACACACAAACTCGCTTCTGGATCCGAGCCATGGAAACCTGCATGCACTTATACTGATCAAGGCAGACCGTATATCGATCACGATCCTCTTCATCAGTCTTTCTATCCATGCGAGATGGAACAGCATCACCCCAGCGTAGCATATCATCCTTTATCTCAGAATAACTCGCTATGAAAACGCGCCCCTGATGCCGACCAGCAAAACGCTTTGCGTCGTTGTAGTTGGGCAGCGACTCAACAACACAAACAGCAACCCCATACTGAGACATAAGATCGTCACACCGGGCAAAAGGGTCATCATTATATATCTCTTCAGCGTGAATGAGTGCCATCTGGCCACTCGCCATGCGTTCGGCGATCAGCACTACATTATATGCCCCCATTTGATCTATCCCCATAAAGGTTTCAGTGGCACGAAGTTTCCAAACAACCCCCAGAGACATACCGAGCCGGGCGCAGTCATTCAGCATTTCGAGATCGACCGGAACCTGTGTTGGATCAAGATATGGCTTGCCACGCTTCCTGTTGTAGAAGTTTTTCATATCGTCAGCGTTGAAATATGACTCTATTATTTCCCGTGCGGAAATGGTCGGAGATAGAAACTGTGGAAAGTGCACTGAAATAAACCGCGCATTCGGATTGACTGGTCGCCATTCCCCATGCTGTGAATCTGGCATGATTGCATCACACTCATGACACACATATGCATAATCATCCACCTCATCGCGGAATCGAATACAAGACGGAAAATGATCATCAATTATCTGATACGCCCCACACTGATCACACAGCGTCCAAAACTGGTGCTGTGTTCCTTTTTTGTAGAAGAAGTGAATATCACGGTCTGGCCAGTTTGCAGTAGACCCCATCACCGTGTAACGAATGCGTGAAGCAGACATTCGTTCTGCAGTCTTTTCCATATCAGCGATACTCATTTCCTGAACTTCGTCAAAAGACACGACATCCAAAGGAATAGACTCGGTCATGGCCTTGCCACTCGTCCACATGAAGTGAAAACGCGACCCACCCATATTACGCACTAAAATATTACCTTCGCCGCGTCCCTTCCGAGTACCGGAGGTATCATCCAGCATGATTTTATACGCAGATGGAATAGTGCGGGCAATTGGCATAAACCGCTCTGATGATTTTATGCTGGCCAGCTTCATATCTGGGAGATACATGCCTATCTTGCACGGCATCCATTTCAACGCCATGTAGATCATAGCCAACATCTCCATAACGGTAAAACCAACCTGAGAGCACTTCATTAATACAATCTGATGGCCGAAAGCATCATCAATAGTGAGTGGTATTTGTTCATATACCCATCTCATCGCCTGCCGATTATCCAAAGAAAAAGGGACACCATCAATCTTCAGACCCTCGGAGCCCAAGCGAACGCACCAATCGACAAAACGCTCGTCTCGACGAATCGTTGTCTGTGATGCGGATAGCTCAATTGGTTTATCAAGTATCTCACCGTGGTATTCCTGCAAAAACTCTTCCGGCTCCAAATCCCCTTCGGCCTGCTTGATCGCGTCCAAATCTGCCTTGGGATTGTCTGCTGATTTTATCGTACATGTGTTCCAAGCATGATCTGCCATGTGATCACGGAACAGCCGGCCAAAACCCTCTACTGCACCCTGTGGCTTCGCGAATATCCACGCGCTACCACGGTTACGATCAAGATAGTCAGACAACACCTCCGTCCATATTTCATGGAAACCATCAACACCAGTGGCATCATCAACAACGATCAATGGAACATGCTCCCATAAATCAAGCTTTCCTGAGTCCAGTGCATAGAGTACTATTTTTCCACCATTCACCAAGGTAACGATTGACCCTTTCGGTTTGTTTTTTATGAGTGGAGCAAGAATATGAAACAAAAGACGCTTTGTCGCAGAAAGGGCATCATCATCAGGAACAAAGAATGCGACCGTGTGCCCGTTTAAGGCACCCAGAGGGGAAAGGCACGCAACCTCAATCGCAAGCGTCGTCTTGCCGGCATCACGCGCACCTGAAACCATATTAAAGCGACAGGCCGTATCAAGTACGACCTGCTGCTCTTTTGATAATCTTGGGAACTTTACTGTGTATTCACTCATTCAGAGGCACGACCTGATAGTATTTTTTTAAATCACCCTGAACGATGCACTTGCAGCCATTCATCCAGCCCTCTTGAAAATCAATGGTTTGTTTTTGCACCAAGGTGGCGAAATCGGCAACCTCTGACCAATTCATATTGTTCGCCGCCCAATCCACGATTTCGAAGTGATCATCCTCGAACATTGGAACCGTATCTTCGTCAAGACTACGTTTAAGATCACCATTGAATTCTTCGGCATAGGAAGCCGCCCGATTATTTGCGATAACAGAAACCGGAACGGCCATCACAGATCCATCTGGCATAGTCACACACATGTTGTCATCTAAAATGCTCATATCAAACTCCTAAATTAAACTTTTTTTGAATATATCTATTCCGTCAACCAAGTGGGAACCATCAGATTGAACATCATGTGTTCCAAACTGACAGTCCCATGATCTAAGGAAAACACGCTCGCCGCCGATCACGATGTAAGAAGAACCAGAATTACTGAAAATCATGGTATAAACTCGACGAGCCCTGTTACCGATCTGTATCATGCAAGGCGACGGAATTTTTAACCCGTAACCAGTAACAGACCTGTTTGGTGGTGCATTGCGCTTTAAGGCAACCCACCGATGTGCTATTTCATCAAGATACTTAATCATGCTTTATACACCCGATGATGGTAATGAATCAGCGACATAAAAAGGATCAGAAAGCTCAGTAAAATTATCCGCATCGATTTCTGCTTCAAGGTCGTCATCTTCCGTCCCCGGATAAATGCTCCTGTTAAACAGACCTTCCTGACGACCAGAGTCTGCAGTAGTCGCCCAGCCGCCGTATGGCCCGCCGGGCTGCAAGCCACCCATCGCACCCCACACTGAAACACAAGCGTTATGAAGTGCATCATCCTTAACGCTGTTCTTGAAATTATACACATCATAATCCATTAAAATCTTTGTCAATGCGTTGGCAATTTCAACACGCTTCACCGCAGCCCGATAAAGATAATCATTTCCGGGAGTCTTCCGGACGTTTGCATCCGGGAATACAGCAAGAATATCATTCTCGCGGCGACCACGAACAAGCAACTCATCTGTCGAACAATCCTTTTTTACGATGCTTAAAAAACCAGTATTTAAGACGATCCACATACAAAACCTCCGTTGTAATGCAATAGAGCGTAGCTTACGTCATACTACCGGAAAGGTAAAGTTATTTCTTACTCACTGATGAAAGCTTATAATCAAAGAAGGACTTCGCCTTGGATTCTGGAGCCTTCCCGGCACCAAGCATTTCAGCAATTATGTGGTCTGGGCTTCGATTTAATACATCATACAACTTGGAAACAGGAACCAGACTGACAGCCTGCGACTCCCAACCGGCCTCAACAGGCGTTCCACCGATCCGTTTTCCAGTATAATATCTGGTGACGGAGGTGGTGCGATCAATGTCAGCCAAAAAACCAGTCAGTTCGACATGCAGTCCAGATTCCTCATAAGTCTCTTTTATTGCAGAACCCTGCAACGGAATATCATCGTCCATCGTTCCTTTCGGAAAAGTCCCTTTGTAGCCACCAAACTTATTCGTTGGGTGAACAACCCAGACACGGCCATCGGCCTCCTGAATGATCACGCCCGCCGCCACATGCTTGCCAGCCCCAGCAATAGGCATAGGTGGTTCATCATCAACATTCTGACCAGATACGCCTGCCCAGCCCTCATGCGTTGTTGGAGCGTCGTCCCAATAATCAAATGGTATTCCACCCAATGACACCGGTTCCTTCCCATCCGGAACTGAGGTTGCAATAGCATCCGGATCATCATAGACAGACACATCAGTTGGAGTGGATGGCTTCCAAATACCAACAGCGTTGCCATAGTCGTCAGGCTGCGGGTGGTACTCTGCCGGGGGCTTCTGTGGTTTTGGCTTGTGGTGCTTATAACCACCACCAAACAATGATGGGTATTCACCATAATGCGCAGATACATTCTTCGGCGCAGCAGCCTTCTTTGGTTGCTTGCCAAAAACAGTCAGCTTATTCCCGTTTGGCAGAACGCTTGTGTGCTTCACTCGCTTATCATCAAAAGGAGCAACATAGACACCATCTTTTCGAGTGTAACCTTTATTGTGAGATTTGAATAACACCATCATGACTGAATGCGATCCCCCGTACCCAATAACACACCGACAGCATATTGGAATGTCGGCTTAAACATGACTTCGAGCAATAAATCGTCGCCAGATGCGAGGCGCACCTTCTCCGCCAACATCACCAATAGCCACTCAAAAAATACAGCAACAGCATCATCATTCCACTTTGCTCGGTTCTTCGTCCAGAAATCCCCAAGGTCGGCCATCAATCGATAATTTATCGTTTGATCGTGGTACCCGGCAACAACCTTGTATTCAGGATTTCTGCCACTAAAAACATCCGCATAACGCTTGATCATGCCTGTGGCACGGGGAACAAACTCTTCCTCACCAATTCCCGCAAACAACAGTGACTCAACCGCAGAACAGAACTGGCCAACAAGGTTGTTTACTAACAGAGGTGAACCAAGATAGCCACTATCAAATGAATCACCGAATGATGCCGGTAAATTCTCTTTATGCTGTATACCCATGCTGACTCCTTTTCACAAAAACAACCATAGCTTTACCTAGACTGGCGAGTTTGTCAAGTCCTGCTATGTAACCACTATCCGGAGGGAGCATGATACACTCAACCTCAACACCTGAACTTCCGTGCTCTTTAGTATTCAAAATTACGAATCTCTGACCCGGAAGCGTTGTAATCTCATGTTCGCTTTTAAAGGCACCAGACCCAAATGAAGGGATAGCCTTTGAACCTTTCGGGCAATGAATGACCATCTTAACATCACCACCCCAACTCCAATCCTTCTTGTATGATGCACACATCGAGTCGGTATTTTGAACAACAAGCCCGGCATTCGCCTTCAGGAACTGCTTCGACATACTATTGCCCGGAGAGGTGTCCGATAAAAAGCGAGTGATGGTAATATCTTCAGGTAGGCTGACTGCCTCCTTGTAAATAATACTGGCAAGCTTCTGCTTCCCAATGTTCTTCCCGTTAACATTTGCACTACTCTTACCAAGACTGAATATATGATTGATCACACCATTTGCCTGCACTGAATCAACATACCCCCTAAAGGTGCTGGAGAAATGTGAAAATGTAGACGTAACATGCTTCACCCACTTTTGTGTGCTGCTGAGGTGGTGCCAATTATGACCAAGCGATAGAATCTCTGGATTATCAATCTGACCAAGCTTCATGAAGAAATGCATGCGATGTTCAGCCGGTATAGAAGACACATTTTCATCCGGACTAAAGTAACCAAGCAGCGAACCAACCTCTTCCACTGTGCTCGCAGAACCAAGTGACGGCATATCAAGTGACTCCACCGGAGGCGTTGCTATTGACTGCAATAACTCTACCAGACCAACCCACTGCTCCTTAATGTGCTTCGATGGATGGTCAATAATTGGTCGCTTCCCGGCAGGCTTCCCCGTTTCCTTATTAACAGCATCGTACTTATAAGACTTCAATGCTGACAAATTACCATGGGAAGCAAAATTGATCATCACAGCACTGTCTTTGCTGTTCTGTTTGTTTACCCAATCCTTGCTCGATAACCCTTTTCCATCATTCATGGTTGAGAAATCGAGCGGTTTTGGAAGGTCGGCACCATGCACGTTCAAATTCGATTCATCTAATTTTGGAATATCCCATTGATCTCGGACACCAAACTTATCAAGAATAAATGAACGCCGGGCGATCAACTTTTTGGCAAGGGCAGTCTTAGACGCAGCAGATCCATCACTGGCTTTCGAGCAGAGCTCTTCTATCTGTGATGGTTTCAGTTTGTTTAGCTGCTTAACGCCCCACATCATTTCTTTTTTTGTAATACCAGAGAACACAGCTGCTGACTGAGAATTCACGCTTGCATCTACCAGCGTATCAAACTCAGGGACATCATCTGTGAACGCAGCACCCTTCTTCGTCCCCATTGCCCGATACAATAACGCTCCACCAGAATCAACACGAACAGCAGCACCACCAGACACCATTAAATTATCATTGGACAACCCAACAACATCCCAATTGGCCAACCACGCATCAATTGCGAAACCGGAACGCACACCGGGAGTTTTTGCCAAGGCACTAGAATCGGCTGTTGATATACCCGGCATCCACTTCGACGCGATGCCAAGCTTCCCACCCTTCTCTACCAATTTCACATCAGGAACAGAAACACCAAGCATCTGATAAAACTTGGTTGCGAGGTATTCATTGTGGCATACGCTCGAATCCTTTGGAAATTTACAATACCACTCATTCCCAAAACTATCTCGGAAACGTCCCCCCGTATTCGACCCTTTCTGGTCACCAGTCTGTGCCCAGCCATCCATCGATGTAACCGTAGCACCACCATCAGTATTGGAGAATGAAGGTGAACCATGTGTTATCTTCGCCGCCTTCTTTTTAGGTTTTGGCTGCGAGGTAGTATCTGAAGGGGGAACCTGTAACTTGCTTACACTCCCCTCTGTCAGTTTGTATCCATTTTTGATTTTTGCCGCAACCTGTTTTTTAGCACTTTGCTCTGCAACGAGGGGGGATACACATTTAACAGACTTTGTTACTCCCTTTTTACCAATCACACCATAATGCTTAACAAGTGTTTCACCATGAACGGTAACTGACCAAAACTTATTATGGCCGGGAGAAGTATCCTGAAGCATCACTGCTGGTTTTTCTGTCGATGCCGGGGCAACCGATACAGGGAATTGAATACCAGCATTCGCTTCCTTCACAAAAGCAAGCGCACGACCCTCTGAGCCCTCTGAAAAGCCTATGTTTCCAGAGAACAGCTTGAACCCACCATGTTTCTTAGCCACAGCAACCAGAGCACTATACTCCTGCGGATTATCCTTCACTTTATCTGGAATCTCTACAGAATAAGCACCAGACACATTCTTAACAAAGAAACCATCTGGCCAGTCCTTGTGCCATCGACCATCCTTAAAGACCAACAGACCACCGCCTACTGCCGGTTTGGTATCGCCGTCTTTCGGGGAATCCTGATCACTATCTCCATGTTCATTTTCCGAGAACTTCTCAAGGCTGTTTTTCTTACCAAGTTTTGAGTCTATCGCAACACTGCTGATGAGTTGTACTGACTGTACCATACCAATAGCATCTTTTTTGAATGACACATCACTAAAAGGCTTCCAAGATCCATCCCCCATCAAGATCGAATCAGGGAAACCGTAAATTGCAGAAGCTGCGGCATTTCTGTAAATATCCTTCATCCAACCAACATCAGTATTGTTGTAAAGCTTCACGTATTTATAGAATTTTGCCGCATTCTTCTTTGTCGCATGATCAATGAATTTAGCCGATTCAAGTGTTGGTGGCTCATTACTATCAATTGCATCCAACCAATGGGTAACATCAGAAGGCAATATTTGCATAAGCTTTTTCACGGCTGCTGGTATTTTCTCTTTTACTGCCCACTGCGTGTCACCGGGTAATGAAACACCATCCTGCACAGGGCTTGGTGGAATCTGCTTCTTGCTGTCGAAGGTAGTTATGTCATCACCACCGTACTTTGATACTGCAGCATTATGGTATTTCATTACAAAATTCAGTCCATATAATGAAACCATCTTTTGAACTATCTCAGTCTGCTTTACCGCCGGGAGTTGTGCAAAAGCAAGTGCCTGTGATTTTGTTGGTACCTTACCTAAAGAAATATGCTTTTTGTAACCGGAAACGGCGGCGGAGGCAGAAGCGGCGGATTGCATTTCACCAGCCAGCTTGGAAATAGCGGCCAGTTTCTCCCCACTATCCATCTCCCCCCAGACACCAACATCACTGGAAAGCTTCTTTGCAGCCTTAACCTTGTAATGGCTACCATCACCAGACAATAGAGACATTACAGCCTCTTTCTGTTCATTAACCTCGGAAACATCGGTACCCATAGCGGCCACAAGTGCCGTTGCTATTTTCGCCTGTTTCTTGCCATAAGTGTTCGATCCAAAATGCATCGACTGAATGGAATCAATATCACCGTCCTTCGCAAAAGAACGCATCTGGTCAATCTTATGTTTGTGCGCCTTGGCGTTTGTGTTTGATTCATCTAAAAAAAGTTTAGACCACTGCTCGTTAGACCACGGATCACTAGATTCATCTTTCTGCGGCGGATCCTTCTTGCTGGTTTCGAACCACTTATTCGTAGATTTTTCAATTAACGCATTAACCTTCTCGCCATATCGGGAAACAGCCTTATCAAACAAGTCTGAAAACCCATGTTCTACAACTGCAGCATGCTGATCCACCGTGGGAACCTTACCGGCGGCCAGAGAAGCCATCCAACCGTCCACACCGGATATAAAGCCAACATCAACCCGCGTATAGGCATCCCCACTATCAATGAGTTTATTGAACTTTTGTTTCGTCACGTTTTTTGCTGAACCCATCCCACCAACTGGATGGCCAGCAAGCCTTAAATGCAACACAATGTCTGACTGACCATCAACTAACCAAACACTACCATCCATATAAACGGCAGAACCGTCTTTTAATGAAAACCCATCTTGTACCGTATGCCAGTGACCATCATGAAAAACCAGAGTGGTTCCATTTACGCCACTCTTTTGGTCGCCGTCCTTCGGCTCACCCGGAGGGTTGTAGATCCCCAACTGTTTTGCTATTGATAAGTGGCCGGCATCCACCAATGCAGATGATAACGTATCCGGCTGCGTTGGGAACTCTGCCAACCACTCGGTCGCAGCATCCTTTAAGCTTCCACTATATTTTGTAATGAATTCAAAAGCATTACTGCTTACCTTTGGCTTTTGTTTCTTTTCGCCAAGGTCAATCAGGTGATCGATACCACCAGCATGGTTTGCAACGTCATCCAATATAGGAAGCTTCTCATCTGGAGATAAGGTATTGAACGCAGCCCACTGACTCACAGTTGGATTCTTCCCGGAAAAAGCAACAGACTTCCATTTGGATATTCCAGCAGAAATAGTTGCTGCTGTTTGAATCTTCGTGGCCGCAGAGGCGATATGGTGATATTGATCGACAGGAGCAAGGTCGCCGAACCCATCCACCTCTGCATGAAGTTTCTTGTGTGCAAGCTTCTGTGAGTATGAACCCTTACCATCGAGAACGTCCGTCATCCCCGCCTGCGGATTCATATTCACAGACTGATGATGTGGCTTTACAAAAGTGCCATCCTTTCTGGTATAGCCGGGTATGAACAACCGTTTCTTCACAGTAGCCTTTAAAAACAGAACCAAATTAGAAACCATTCCCATACTCACTCCAAGCTGACGTTTTGCTGCATCATATTGTCACGACAACAGCAAAGCCCTTCTATTTTTGCTCCGGAAGAGCTTCAAATTTTTCGAGAGGAAATGGATCACCAGTTGACTCCAAAACCGGAACCTCGCCGGTAAACATGGCATACCGGCGTACAATCACATCCGCATACTTTGGTTCCAACTCCATCAATCTGGCCACCCGACCAGTCATATGACAGGCAATCAATGTTGTCCCAGAACCTCCGAATAAATCCAGCCATATCTCATCCGGTAGGCTGGAATTCAAAATAGAACGCTCCACCAAGGCAGTCGGCTTCACTGTTGGGTGGATCGCGTTTTTCTTGGTTCGTGCGATTTCCCAGATGGACGGGATACCAACCTCCATAACGTCAGCCTGACCTTTTGGGCCACGAAATGAATGATCGTTGTTCCACCCATATAAAACAGGATAATAATCATCAGCCCAACCAAACATTATCGGCTCATAAATAGCCTTATAATCAGAGTTTGATAGATTTATGTGGTTTTTCTTCCAGATGATCAGGTTGCGCCAATGAAGACCACTGTCAGTAATTGCCCGCATTATACGCTCGATACCAAGCCGGTAGAATGAGATGTAAAACGCACCATCGACCTTCAGCTTAATCATAGCGCAAATATCAAGAAGGAATTTTTCGCCGTCTTTGGTGGACATCTTATCATTCTTTATTGCATCATGTTTCGACCGAGTCTTCCCATCGCCGTCAATGGCACCTGTAAAATTCATTAAGTACGGCGGATCCATCCAAGCGTGATTCGCATTTTCCTTGCCGCCCATCAAAGATTCAACACTCAGGACGTTCAATGAATCACCACACATCACTCTATGCCTTCCACACAACCAAACATCCCCAACTTTACTGCAGGGCTCAACACTGTCAGCCGGTGGAATTTCGTCCGGATCGCACTTCGGTTCTTCAAGAACCGGATCCAACAAGTCCGCGATTTCCATCTTATCAAAACCTGTCAGCGATAAATCGAAATCTTCTTCTCGCAGGTCACCAAGTTCGATTTGTAACATATCCAAATCCCAACTGGAATTCATGGAGGTTTTATTGTCAGCTATAACATAAGCTCGCCGCTGTGCATCTGTCCAACCGGAACAATCAATTACAGGCACAAAGCCAGACTTCAAGTCACTCCCATTGGGGAGTTTTATAACTACACCAGAAGCATTCAATTCACGTGCAGCTATTAGGCGGCCATGGCCAGCAACAACAACACTCTCCTTGGATAAGTCAGCAAGAATCGGGTTTGTCCAACCCCACTCAACCATTGACGCTTTAATTTGCGCTATTTGCTCTGTACTATGTTTCCTTGAATTTCGAGCATATGGCACCAGAACATCAATCCCTATAAGCTGCACACGCATACCTAAATCACTCATCAATCACCTCTCTGTATTATCAACTTCATTTCGTTTGGTGCCTTGTCTGAGTCAAGTCCCCAAGCCTTCCGCTCTCCAGCCTGAATGATAGACAACGCTTCAGAAGTGATTTTACCAAGCTTTGCCTTTTCAAAATCACTCGATTGCAACGCACCATATATCTTATTTCTCGTCCCGTTCCACTCCCGTCGGTGTCTGGCTATTATCTCCGCCTTTACATCGGCCAGAGCATCTGCAATAGCTTCACCAACGCTGGAATCAGCAGGTACCAAAGTACCAGCTAAGGCTTCGTTATCGCCTATGGTGGCCTTATCGTGCGCCACTTTTGTTATAGCTGCAGAAGTGGTTCGTTTTTTCCATTTCTCTCGTTTCGCACGACGACCTATAGCCTGCTTTGATAAGCCAGATATGTTCGCAATATCAACATAAGTCATGTCAGGATCGCTTTCCCAGAGAGCACGAAACCTTGCATGTTCGGCTGGAGATATTTTCATGCTAGATCCTTGATTGAAATACGAGAAACTATACGCTCACGAACAAGAACCTGCTGAGGATTTGAAATTGAAATGTTTTTATTAAGAAAACACTCAAGAACATTAGTCGATCCGCGAACATCAACACCGCACCAGCAAAGGTGATCATGAGAGCCTTCTTCTGTCGCGCCACATTCTGCACAGCAAACAATACCATCACGCTCCAAAACACGACCCATACAATGCCGACACGCATGATTTGTTATCTTCCACCCAGACACTCACCCCTCCAATTCATTGTGAATTATTGAACCGCCTACCCAACCATAAACGACCTGCTTCGGTTGCGTCCTTTGTATTGAAATTATTGCCTCCAGATACGATGAAACCTTATCCATCCGCCTCACAATTACGCGTGCATCTTCACCAACAGTAAACGCAATGGAAATGCTTGAAATCGGGCGGGCAAAAATTGGCTTGCCTCCCTTCGCGTTTTTCCCAATCAATAGTTCACGCTCCCTATTGTAACAGGAAACACAAATTGACCCACGGATTAAACGTCGAGCATCCGACTGGCAACGAGAACAGAATCCACAACCAAGAAACCTCGACTCCGACACTTCTGCTTTTGGTGTTCCGGCATGCATCGCACCGACAGGGCAAGCCTTACAAACTATCCGCAAACCCTTTCTCAAACCACGGCTAGACATAGCAAGCTTATATGACTTGGCACAAGCTTGGGTGGTCAGGGTCGCGAACCCAAAAGGACAATCGAAATATTGACCTCTTAAATCCTCAATGGTGCGATACTTGACATTAATCACCCAGAAAACCCCAACAGCCTATCAATTACAGCACTGACTTCTGCTTTTGAACGGTAATTTGTTTCGCTGAATATCTTATCCCACACAACGTCCAGAACACCATTGTAGACAATATGGAACTCTTCTTCCGAACAACCAGCAAAAGATATTGTTTTTGCCTTCAGCTGAACGCCTCCATCCAACCCATACACGGCAGTATAATGGCCAGCAAGAATGGTCACATATTCACGAAACCCTTCAAAATCCTTCTGGATCGGGTTTCCTTTCCATTGACGTTCGCCGGAAGGCTCCCAAATATCATAAGCAAACTGCAATAATAAAAAAAACTTACGATGAAACCCGATGTTGCGAGCCTGTGTTATTTCAACCTTAAACCCCTGCCCGGATTTCTTCGATGATATGTAATCCTCCGTCGCCTGATCAGCAGCAATAAGGACATTACCGGGAGCCTTCATGAAAAGCGCACGCATTAATTCATCTCTCCAACACTCACCATAAGACCAACCTTCTTGCAAAATAAATCAAACTCCACACACACCTCACTTTCATCACAGCCAAGTTCAAAAGCAATGTATATACTGTCCAAGGGAATTCCACGGACAATTAAATCCAACAGTCGCGCCTGTTCGGGTGTCAATGATGAGGAAATCGACTGCCCCACCTAAACACCAACCATTGATGTCTTTTTCGCAACATTCGAAATCACTTCCTGTACCTTCCTAAAGTTCTCCATCGCCTGCTCATCAGAAACAGCAATTGTTTCGGGAGATTCAATTCCAAGATGAAATGATGGAATGACATTCCAAGACCCCTTCGCTATTTCATCAGTAAGTCTTTTCGTCCAAACCTTCTCAAAAGAACGCCAACTCGAATTTCTCAGTTCAAAATCAGAAAACGTATTGGCCGTCCAGAACACAGCAGGATGCGACCATGTATCACGCCCAGACCTCAGCCTTACCCCGTGTTGCTCAACCGCCTCCATATATGCTGTGTACGGATCGATTGGTAGCTGAACACATAGCATCCGAAAGTCTGGCAATGTTGGAGGGAAACGATGCTCACGACACGCATTCATACCATTGATCAACTGCTGCCTCGTCAGGTCACCAAGATCCTCCGCCCAAGTATTCATCATCCTTTCCTGCGGGATGCCTGCATACCGCTGTGACCAGAGAGAACCATAACGGTCTTCCATCTTCTCAAACAACCGATCCACCCATGTGGCTGGAAGGCGGCGAACACCATCACTCTGCTTTGACATCAATGACTGATTCATCACAACCCCCATACATACGTTTTTTCACGGCAGCACGATCAGCCATATAAGCACGATGATCATCTGTCTTGCTTGAACTAATTGGGGGTGAATAATCCCAACCACTTTTATAGTGCTCGTCGCGCCCCAGAAATGTAACAGGCTGCTTAATAAATCTCGGATCAGTCATACTAAGTTTGCAATAATTAGCGTAACGACGAACACCATCCAAAATCTCTTGAGCAGAAGCACCAGCCTTTATCCTTGCACTAAACTGTCTCAAAGAACCCGCTTTGCTTTTACCGGGGCGGCTTGGATATTCAGCCCAGACTGAATCAAAAATAGCCAATTGGTCATCAGAAAGACACGGTTTGTTTTTAACACCGTTAGGTAATGGGTAA